CGCCAGGCAGCAATTCCTGCAAGCGACTGCAAATCCAATGGACATGCAGATCCTGGGCCTTGAGGGCCGTGCTCGCCTGCTTCGCTCTGTTGGTGAAAGCATCGACATGCCTGATTTGATCCCAAATGACGAGGCCCTGAAAGCCAAGATCGCCAAGGATGCGGAAGGCCAGGCACAGCAGGGCCAGGCGCAGGCGCAGTCCATGCAGGCTCAGCAGGAAATGATGCAGCAGAAAATGCAGATCGATGCTGGTAAGATACAGGCAGAAACTCAGCAGAAGCTGGCCGACGCTGAGAAAACGCAGGTTGAGACCCAGAAGCTGCTTCTGGAACTTAAAGCGATCATGGCCCAGATGGCCCAAGCAGGTATCAATGTCGGACAAATGCCACCACCAGTGCAGCAGCCTGAGATGCAGGGGCAACCTCAAGGAATGCCTGGAAACCCTGGAGAGCCAGGTGGAATGGACATCCCAGTGGAAAGTGAAATGCAAAACGCCGACGTCCCAATGGATGGGATGCCCGTGCAACACATGCAGCAAGGATCGCTTGGAGAAGTTGCGCAGCAGCCTGAGCCACAAGGGCAACCAGGCTTCTGATGTCAATTAATGCCTAATCCTACGTGAAATCTTCAGTGCCAAGGCACACAAAGTGCTGAAGATTTCACGCAGCGTCACCGAATATATCTGAGATATTGACATATGCGAGACATTGTTCAGCAGCTTGAAGATTTCCACATGGCTGACATCAGGGATTTGAAGGTAGTCGGCGTTATGTGTTCTGCGCCGGATAGCAAGGATGCCGCATTCATCAAGTTTGTTTTTGAGAATGGGTTGTCAGTCTCGATCACCAATACCGATCAGGTATTGCCAGGTGATGACGTATATCTGAACACGCACGGCTCGAACCTTGCGCTGATTAATGGCTTGGACATCTCAGAGATGTATCTCAAAGACGTATTGGTCAGGGATCTTGGTGAAACCCATATTTCCATGCGATCACTTCACATTCTTGCCGATGGTCAGGTGTTTCAATGCAGATTCCAGTGCGATGGTGCACCGAATCCTTTCGGTCAACTTGAGCTGAAAACAGTGTCTCCTCGCCTTCAAACAACGACCATGGTTGATCGCGCATGAATCCGACCCCCGAGCAGTACAAGGCCATTGCTCGCCTCGAGTCCAACAACAATCCGGATTGGAAGAGCTTTAAGGACGTATTGAGGTCGGCCAAGGAGGAAATGAACAAGACTCTCGAGTCAGTGACCCCTATGGAGGGCGTTTACCGAGCCCAGGGCAAATCCCTTATCCTGTCCGACCTCATCGATTTCATTGAGCGTAGTCGCGAAATTGCGAAGGCGCACAGCGAGCGTTCGTAACGGCAATATATATTTGATAACAAAGCTATTGTTTATTGCCGAACCACTGATTTATCTTTAAATCTGCTCACAAGATCAACGGCCACGAACTTGTGAATCCAACCCAAAACAGCGAACCCAGGCATTCCCTGCTCGCATAACGTCGTGAGACGTCAAGGATATACAAATGCTTCCACGTGCAGTCCAAGCGCAAGTTGACGCAGCTGAAAAGCTGTATGAACAGATGAACACTCAATCTGCTGAAGGCAATCCTGGGGAACTCCCAGCTGCTGTAAATGCTGATTCGCAACCCGCTGCTGAACCCAAGCCACAAGTGCAAGCCGAGTTCCAGGAGTCGAAAGACGCCGGGTATTGGAAACATCGCTTTGATGTCCTCCAAGGCAAGTACAACGCTGAAGTACCAGCGCTGCGTCGAGAGAATTCGGAACTTACTTCCAAAGTCGAACGGCTGGAAAAACAGATCGAAAGCGCCGCTGGTGCTGGATCTGCTGTTGACCGCGCACAGAGCGCCGTTAATAACCTTACGCCGCAAGAGATCGAAGAGTTCGGCCCGGATCTGGTTAATTTGATCCAACGTGTTGCTGGTAATGGCGCTGGTGAGCAAGAGAGCCTGAAGAACATTCAGGGCAAGCTCGACATGCTTGAAAAAGAGCGTGAGCAAGAGCGCCAGAGTGCGCACGAGCAATCGCGAAAACAAGCGGAAGAGTCTTTCCTGACTGGCCTGGCAAAACAAGTGCCTAACTGGCAAGAGATCAACGCTGACCAGAACTTCCTGACATGGCTCGATGGTACTGAGCCCGTGACCGGCGAGAGATGGCAGTCGTTGTTGGACAAAGCGAGTGGTGATTTTGATTACTACCGTGTAGCCCACATCTTTACTTCGTTTGCTGGCAAACAGGCTCCAAAGTCCAGAATTCCGGACGACATCGTTCAGCCAAGCCAATCACGTGCCGGCAATGCTGAACCTGTACCTGGCCGCATCTGGACTAATGCCGATATCGGCAAGTTCTTCAAAGAAATCGGTAAGTATTCTCGTGAAGAGGCTGCCGCAATCGAGAAGGACATCTTTGCTGCAAGTTCTGAAGGTCGAGTGCGCGGCTAATTGCGCCTCACCAAATTAACGTCGTGATGACGTAAACCCATTGTTTTGGAGATTCACAAATGACTGGCCTCGCTCGCGCTGTTGGCACCCCTAACCTGGGTTCCGCTGGCACCACTGGTTTTACCCCGATCCTGTGGAGTTCCAAACTGCAGCAAAAGTTGTACGGTGCCACCGTGTACGGTGACATCGCTAACACCGACTACGAAGGTGAGATCTCGGCCAAGGGTGACAAAGTTGTCATCCGTACCGTGCCGACCCTGACCATCCGCGACTACGTTGTTGGTGGTGGTCTGACCTACGAAAAGCCGACCTCCGACTCCATCGAGCTGGTTGTCGACAAAGCGAAGTATTTCGCGTTCGAAGTGAACAACATCGAAGCGTACCAGAGCGACCTGAAGCTCATGGACGAGTTCTCCACCGATGGTGGCGAGCAAATGAAGATGCACATCGATACCGACCTGCTGGGCAGTCACTACGCTCAGTGCGCGGATGCCAACGCCGGTGACGCCGCTGGTGTGAAATCGGGCGCCTTCAACATGGGCAAGGCCGGTGCTCCAGTCCTGATCAACAAAGCCAACATCGTCGACTACATCGTCGACTGCGGCTCGATCCTGGACGAGCAGAACGTGCCGGTCGAAGGCCGTTACATCGTGTTGCCCGCGTGGATGAACGGGATGCTGAAGAAGTCCGATCTGCGTGACGCGTCCGTAATGGGCGATGCCACCTCGGTCATCCGTAACGGCCTGATCGGCATGGTCGACCGCTTTAAGGTCTACTCCAGCAACCATCTGTCGACTGTCGACGACGTTGCTGCTGGCAAGCAGGCCACAAACGTTCTGTTTGGTCACAAAAAAGGCATCACCTTCGCCTCGCAAATGACCAGCATGGAAACGCTGTCGAACCCAACTGACTTCGGTAAGTTGATTCGCGGCCTGAACGTTTACGGTTCGTCCGTGATCGATCCAAACGCAATCGGCCATCTGTACGCCGCTCGCGGTTAACACCCCCGCAACACCTGGGAAGCCGCCCGAAAGGGCGGCAACCTTTGCCTACAAAAGATGGAGTATCAAATGACTGCATCCGAGCTCATCGACGCCATCAACCTGGCTGCCGATAAGAATTCCCTTGAATCTCTGCTTGCCGAAGCCAAGCCTGAGATCCAGATCGACAAGCGCAAAGGCTTGGCGACAATCAAAACCGACGTAATCAATCAACTCCAGGGTCAAACAGACAATATCCGTCAATTGCCACAATCCGGCGATGACAAGATTGTTTTGCCTGAAATTGACGATGGCGAGGTTTTTCAGGAAGAAAAGGTTGTTGAACAGCGCAACCGAATCGTCGTTAACACCGTAAACGGTCGCCTGCTCATGTGGACGCCGATCCTGGCCAAAACCGCTGGTTTCAAAGAGGTCGAGTAATGCTGACAGTTGGAGATCTCCTTGTGCGTGCTCGCCGGATTCTGCAGGAGATCTCGGCAGATGGCACGCGCTGGACAAACATTGAGCTGGTCGACTGGCTGAACGAAGCCTACGCAACCATTGTCGATATCTGCCCGAGTGCCTACAGCATTACGTCGGAAATGACCTGCGTGGCCGGCACTCGCCAGACGATCCCTGAAGAGGCCGAGCGCCTGATCGACGTCATCCGCAACACGTCGACTGATGCCGGTGGAGCGATCATCACCAGGACGTCCAGAGAGGCCATGAACGCCTCTCGCCGTCGTTGGCATGGTGAGCCGCAGACCAACTCGCTGGAAAACTACATGATCGATGTCATGGATCAGCGGCATTTTTACGTGTACCCGCCTGCGACCGACACGGCCACCTTGGAGATCCTGTACTCCCGAGTTCCGGAAAATCACCTGCCTGCAGAAGCCATGGTCACATCGACTGAACGCCTGCGCCTAAGCGATACGTATGCTCCCATCCTGCTCGACCTGGTCTTGGCTCGCGCCTTTTCCAAGGACGCGGAAACGGCAGCAAACGCTCAACGGGCACAGATGCACTCGCAGTCGGCTACCGCTGCCCTGGGCCTCAAGATCCAGTCCATTTCGCCTTCGCCTAGTCCTGCTGGAGCGCCGCAGCAATGACGATTACTACCGCCGAAATGGCCGAAACCCTGTCCATCGAATTGCCTTCGTGCCCGCTTGCAACCATCCGGGACATGATTCGTTGGGCTCAAAGAGAGCTTTGCTCAGAAGGCAACGCCTGGATCAGTCGTGGCGAGCCTGTGGTTGCGGCTGCCGATACCGACTACGCCGAGCTTGAGATCCCGGTTGGTGCCGAGGCCATCAGGATCATCAGCCTTAACTCTGATGGCAGAGTCCTGCGCCCTGGCATTGATTACACGCAAACCGGGCCGAACTCGATTGTGTTCCTGTCGCGCCCGACATCCGCGATGGTCTACGGCGAGCTGGCATGCCGGCCAAGTGCTGGTCTTGATATGCCGCCAGAGATCCTGACGCGCTGGAGCGAGGCTTTGATGGACGGTGCCAGATACCGCCTGTTCATGCTTCCACAGTCGTGGCGTGAGCCAAACCTGGCTGAGTTCTTCCGCAGGAAGTTCATGGATTCGCAGGCGGATTGTCGTTCTATTTCGCGAAGCGGCTACCAGGCCGGATCAGTAAAAATGCAATTCCCGAGGTTCATCTAAATGCTTAAAACGACCACAGTCAAAGTCCGCGTTACGACCCCAACCGGTGAGCTGGTTGTCGGTGCAGCGGTACAGGCACGCCTCCAGAACTTCGGCATCGACCACATCGAGGGCTTGCTTGACCGCAGCCGCATCAACGCAACCACCGGCATCGATGGCATCGCGACCCTGCATTTGTGGCCAAACATGGAGGGCACGACCGACGTCCAGTACAGGATCACGGCCCGTAACGCCGATGGTTCCAAGCTGGTAGACGAGCAGGTCAGCGTACCTGAGACAGACTCCGTCGTCTGGTTTCATGACATCCTGATGCTGCCTCCGCCGAGCGCCAAGCCATACGACGAAGCGGCCATCGAGATCATCATCCAGAACCGTGTGGAGTCTGCCGCCTCAGCTGCTGCTGCCAAGGTGTCGGAGACCAATGCGAAGGAAAGTGAGACCAACGCCAAATCTTCGGAGCTAATCTCGGTCGGTATCGCTGAGGATATGGAAGCGCTGTACGGTGATGCCAACGACATTCACCAAGCTGCCGATGAATCAAAGGCGGCTGCGGCTGCTGCTTTGGTCAGCGAAACGAATGCGAAGGAAAGCGAAGTAAATGCTGCCGAAAGCGAAGTAAATGCGAAGGCGAGCGAAGTTGCTTCCGGCCTGAGCGAGACGAATTCCAAGGCTTCTGAAGTCGCTACCATCGCTGCAGCCCAGGAAATCCTTAGCCTGTACGACGACGTGGCCGGTATTCATGCCGACGCAATTGCATCTGCAGCATCTGCCGCAGAAGCTTCGCAATCCGAAGTAAATGCGAAGGCGAGCGAACTCAATGCGAAGGACAGCGAAGATGCTGCCCTGGCCGCTAGTTTGGCTGCAAAGGATTCCGAGGTGAAGGCCAAGGCATCCGAGACCGCTGCCGGACTGAGCGAAACCGCCGCTGCCGGAAGTGCTACCGACGCAGAAGCCTCGGCTGATGCCGCTGCTGTATCGGCTGCCGCTGCACTGGTTTCCGAGCAGAATGCCAAAGCTTCTGAGTTGGCCACAAAAGATATCTACGACCAGGTTGGTGAGGAAAGCGCAGGGGTTATCGACGCAATCAGCGCCGCAACCGCTGCTGCCAACGCTGCCAACGCTGCCGCTGGTGTAGCCAACTCCGGGGCCATTGCCGCATACAATGCAGCCGATGAAGCCACTGCCGCTTTGATAGCAAACCAAGCTGCTTTGGACACAGCGACTGCTCGGAGTATTGCTGCTTCGAACGACGCGGCCTCGGCTCAGACAACCGCAAACGACGCTCACGGTGTTGCGGACGCAGCGACTACCCAAGCTGCCCAGGCAAGGGCTGACGTGCAGGTTATGCAGGGTAAGATTGATGCTCTGCCTACGGACTTTGCGAGCCCAGAAGAAGTGGCCGACATGAAGTTGGATGTCGCTGACCTTAAGGCCACAGTGCAGGAAGCGAACCTCACTGATCTGACGTTCTCTACATTCGGCAAAAGTGTCGTAGCCGGCGCAAATGCCGCCGCAGTTGTCGATCTGCTCGAACTTGGCACGGCTGCACTCGCTGACATCCAGTCCGGCGCGTACGACGTTGCCCTGCAAAAACTGATGGCCACTGGCGCGTTTGGCCTGGGTGGATACCTTGGCACCTATGGCGCAATGGATTCGGCGATGACCGGGTTCTACACCGTCTCGGCCACTGACGCCCCGGCATCCGGCACGCACGATTACCACGTCATCAATCTGGCCGGCACCGACTCTGTGACTCAGCTGTGGTTCAGCACCGGAGCCAACGTAAAGTTGTATGCCCGTCACGGCGCAAGAGTGTCCGATTCCACTTCCTGGTCAACCTTCGTTCCTATGTCGGGAGGAGGCGGCAGCAGCGCTGATATCGAAGTTCTGGAAACAGCGGTAGCGGCTCTGGAGTCAGCAATGACCTCGGTAACCAACACTGCTAACAATGCAGCAACAGACATCCAGGCACTCAAGACCTCCGTTGGCACCGTCAACGTTGTCGCCCTGAAAGCAACTGCCGACGCAACCAAAGTGACTGCTGACGAGGCCGCTGCCGACATCGCCGAGATGCGCGACTCTGGTGGTTTGAGCCAGGATGTCCGGGTAAACGACATCACTCCGTTTGGGTGGAGTGTTGCTAAGGCCGTCGATGCAGATGCTGCCAAGGTTCTTCTGGAAATCGCGGAGCAGACCGGGGAGTTCGCCCTGAAGGCTGACTTTGACCAGGTCGCAATCCGTGTTGGTGCGACTGAAAACGCGGTTAGCAATGCACAGACCAGCGCAACCAACGCCGGCACCGCAGCCGCAAATGCTCAGGCAAGTGCCGATGATGCCCAGGCTACAGCTGACGCGACTGCGGCCTTGTTTGCCGACTCAAACGTCAACGCCTTGCGCACCCAGGTCAACAGTTTGGACACAAACGTCGATACGCTGACGATTCGTGTAAATCACCTGGACGGCGATGGTGCTATCGACGTTGCTGATCTTGATGCCAAGGTCGACTCGATCACTGAGCTTGGTTGGAGCATTGTCCAGGCGCTGACGGCTGGTGACATCAAAACTGCCTTGGCCCTTGGTACTGCCGCAAGTGCCGCAGTCCAAACATCTGCGACTGACAAGACTGCCGGCGCACTGTTGAAAGTCGGAGCTTTTGGTCTTGGCGGTGGGGCTATTCCAGTAACAGATCTTGGCTCACTGACGCTTGAGAACGGTATCTACAGCATCAGCAACGTAACAGCTACCACTCCGGCCAAGTTGCCAATGGGTGCGACTGCGGCTGAATACGTTGTCCTGCACATGGGCCGGACGAACAACATTTTCGTCCAGGTTGCGATCACTGTCAGCCTGGCAACGCCGAAGCTGTTTTTCCGCAAAGTCAGCGGCATCTCTGCGGGTGACGCTAGCGATTGGATCGAGCCTGGCTCTGCCGGTAACTCCGAGCTGGCTCAAATGCAGGCCGACATCATTTCTGCGGCAACTTTGGCTGGTACTGCAAAGACCAAGGCAGAAACTGCGCAGGCAGGCGTTGATGGCCTAGTCACTGCGCTCGCAAATACAAACTCTGAAGTATCGTCAGTCAACACCAAGGCCGAAAACGCCCAGGCTACTGCAAGCGAAGCATACGACAAGGCGGTGGCTCTAGAAGCTGGTGGCGGCGGTGGTGGATCTGGCGGTGGCCTGTCCTTGGGCGACGTGATTGCCAAGGTATCTGGCTCGTACACCGACTTTATCGAGTGCAATGGCGCGTACCTGCCGAACTCGGATGCTCCGGCTCTGGCTTCGCTGATCAACGCTGTTGCGCCGATGACGTACACCGGCTACCTGGCGAGCTCTGTGCCACGCAAAACGCTTGGCGCAGGCGAGATCTACGACGCTCAGTACCACAAAGGATATCTCTTTGTCCTGAGCTCTTTGGCAAACCAGCTGACTGTTTACGACTCGTCGTACACGCTCGTTTACTCCTACGCCTTCAACGTCGGCCACAAGCACTTGACCGTCTCGGATAACGCGGTATACATCGCTAACTCCAACCGTGACGTGTACGTGATCTCCGTTGCTGCAGGCGTCTTTAAAAACAACTACGCAGGCTTTGCTACACAGTCGTCCAACGGTGGTATGTCTGTTGTGTCGATCAGCGCAACCGAAGACTACATCGCGACCGTTTCGATTCGTCGGATCATCAACCCGGTGACGAATGCCAACCGTTTTGCTGGTGACCAGTTCATCACATCTTACGGCAACTTCGTGACGGACGACTGTGGATCATCGGTAGTCAAAACCGAAGATGGCCGATTCTTTGGCTCAACCACCATCAACGGCAACACGGCCACGAGCGGTATTTATGAGTTGTTCTTCAACGTTTCTGGTGCGCTGACTTCCTACAAGCTGATTTGTTTGTCCCCAACGGTCTTCGACGTAATTCGCGTGGCCGGCAAGAACATTTACTTCGGCGGCGCCGGCATCCAGTACCGCTACAACGTGGAATCGAAGACACTTTACGATATCAAAGCGCCTGCTTTTTACTACCAGTCGGCTGTGAAGACGTTCACTGCGTGCTACAAAAACGTCATCTACATCAACGGTTTGTCCCAGACCGCTGCTAACTTTGGCGCGATTTCGTTTGACTACGGCGAGACGTTCACTTACTTGCCGACGTTCAACACGAAGATGAACACTGTAGCTATCAACTCAGTGAACAATACTCTGCTGTTCCTTGGCGACATCGGAACTGTTGGATCTGCAGATGCGTCGAGCGGCAACACTGAAATCCATCAGCTGACGCTGGTTGACGGCGCTCACTTTAAGGCCCCAAGACTCACTGGTGCACCGGACGGATATCGCTACTATGTCAAAAAATAAGCTGCATTTTAACGATCAGGGCTTCGTGTACGGCTTCGGAAATATCGAGGCCAGCACTAACTTTATTGAGATCGAGGACTACGAGTCGGCCCTGGCCGCTTTCAGCGAAGGTAAATGCTTGAAGGTCGTGGCCGGAGAGTTGGTCATAAGTGACTCTCGTGAGGAAAGGCTCAGGTCGATCAGGGAAGTGAGGGATATCCTTCTCCTCGAATCCGACAAACTCCGCCTGAAACTCGCAGACTTTGAGCTTATCAGTGGTACACAATACGCTCAGGATCGCTTGAGACTCGCGCTTTACCGGCAGGGGCTGCGCGATATAACTCTACAGGATCCATTCACCGCAGAATGGCCTGTTCTGGAACCTGGCCCGGCCTGGTAATAGCGATCAATTGACTGAATTGCCCATGGAAACATGGGCATTTAAACGGTTTGAGGGCAAACATTTCATGAAAATTGTATTCGCGGGCTTTAAAGGCGAATTGCCGATAATTGACTCACGCCTGCTGCCGGATACCGCCGCTCAAGCTGCGAAAAACGTGTACCTGCGCCATGGCACTTTGAAGCCTGAACATGACACTGCGCCGATCCCAGGCACACCTGTAGTCAACGGCCCGTCCTCGATCTATCGCTACGCCAAAGGTAACTCTGGCCTTGGATACTGGATGGTCTGGTCTGGCGGAAAACGCGTGCACGCGGTCAAGTCGATCCTTGCAAATGACCAATGGGACAGGATCTACTGGACTGGCGATGGGGCTCCGAAAATGGGCAGCATCAGTCAGGTAACAGCCGGTGCAGGCCCGTACCCAAGCGCTTCATTCATGCTAGGTGTACCAGCTCCAGAAAGCGCCCCGGTCGTGATCACGCCAGGAGACCGCGTCGAGGAATTGTCGTGGCCGACGACCGCCTTGATGGCCAGTTACGTCGTGACGTGCATCACTCGGTACGGTGAGGAAAGTGCGCCATCCATGCCGTCCTTGCCGATCATTCGCTGGGACATGGTCGGTGACGCACCGCAGAACGGCGACGTTGAAGTCAACCTGCCTGGTGTTCCAAGCGGAAGCCACGACATCGTGGCAAAACGTATCTACAGGGCAGAGACATCCGGTATCTTTCAGATCGTCGGTGAAGTGCCTGTGGCCCAAGGCCTGTTTGTGGACAAAGTCCTCAGCGACTCTCTCGGCAGCTCGCTACCGTCATCCGAGTGGGATATGCCAGATCCTCGTCTGTCCAACCTGACTGAGATGCCGGGTGGCTTCCTGGCTGGCTTTTTCGAGAACACGCTGTGTTTCAGCGAGGCCTATTACCCACACGCCTGGCCGGTCTCGTATCAGCTGACTTTCTCCGACGACATCATCGGTATTGCTGCCGTGGCCAACGGTCTTGTTGTTGCAACCAAAGGCAGGCCTCACTTGATCACGGGCTCGTCGCCGGCTGCGATGGCGGACATGCTGCTCGAGGAAGATCAGCCATGCGTCTCCAGCAGGTCGGTTGTGGACATGGGTTCGTATGCCATCTATGCGTCACCTGAAGGCCTTGTGGCCATCGGCGGTGCAGAAGCACAGGTCATTACGGCAACGACGATATCGAAGGATCAATGGCAAGCGCTGAAGCCCGAGACAATTCACGCCTATCGTTATGAAAACCGCTACCTTGGCTTCTACGAGGGTGGGTCATTCTCATTCACCGCAGCCGATGGTTTCGAGTTCTACGATGTTACGGCAAGTGGAGGCTACTTTGACTTCGACAGTCACCAGCTTTGCGTAATCCAGGGCAACCAGATCAACGCCTGGCAGAAGGGCCCGGTCATGCCGATGCGCTGGCGGTCAAAGATCCACGAGATTCCTGGTGCGAGCTTTACCTGTGGCAAGGTTATCGCCAAGGGGTATCCAGTCACGCTACGCTTGTTTGCAGATGGCGAAACAGCGCTTGAGATGGAAGTGCCGAGTCGCAACCTGTTCCGGTTGCCAGCAGGTTATGCAGGCGCAAGGGATTGGGAAGTCGAGGTGGCTGGCACTTACGAGATTCAGTCGATTCAGATCTCGTCGTCTCCGACAGAAATAGTTTGATGTAAATTGCCACCAGCCGGGAGGCTCAATGGCCAACAGACGTAAGACATTGCCAGCAGCGGCAGCGAATGTTCCGCCATCGATGCGGCCATTGCTCGCAGCTATGACCGAAATCCTCGAAACCGGGGAGGGCGTGCGTGGCGACAAGCTCGACCGCAAATTGACCCTGCGTGACATGGTCGATGGAGGGCTGGCCAGGTTCCGCATCCCAGGCAACCCAGAGTCAGGGCTGACGCCAAGCGAAGGCCCAAAGGACATGAGCTCGCCTCCTGGCCCTAAGGGTTTTTACGCTATCGGCGCATTCTACGGCACCGTGACGCTTGGCTGGGATTCGCCTTACGACATGTACCGGAACCATGCCAACACGAACATCTATCGTTCGCTGGTGGACAACTTCGCCAATGCCGAAATCATCGGCAAAGACACCGGCATGGCGTACACCGACAAAATCCGCAATGACGTGATCAACAGCGACGGCAACGTCGGCTACTACTACTGGATCACGTTCTCGTCTGCCAGTGGCATCGAGGGCCCTCCGAACTCGCTGAATGGCACGTATGCCAAGCCGATCCAGGACATCAAGTACATCATTGAAGAGCTGAGCAAGAACTTTGCTGACAGGCCTGCAACGATTGGCGCTCCTGGCGAAACGGTGATCATCAACGCAGAGCGATTTGCGGTCAAAGTCGGGGAGGGCAGTGAGGCTGTTTATCCGCTGATTATCGACGAGGTGAACGGCGTCCCTACGGTCGTCATGAACACGGTATTGATCCGTGAGGCGTCGATCCAGGAAGGCCAGCTAGGCCCGATTACCATCGGTAAGTTATTCGACTCCGAAGGTAACCCGATCACAGCCATCAACGGACTGCTGCGGGCTGACATGATCGACGTCGACAACCTTCGGGTTGTTGATGCCAACATCAGCGGCACCATCAAGTCGACCGCTCTGGATGCCGCTGGACGGCCACGGTGGATCCTCGACAAGAACGGTGGTCTGTCGCTCAACGGCGCCGGCTCCGGTGGCTCAATGGTGGTGCAGGACAACGTGATTAAGGTTTACGACGGCGCCGGTCGGCTGCGAGTGCAAATTGGAGATCTGAACGCATGAGCTGGGGAATGCGGATTTGGGACAGAAACGGGAAGATCGTTTTTGATACGACTTCTCGAATTGGTCGCATCATCGGGTACGTCGATACCGGTGAAGTCAATGGTGAGATCACTGACCTTCGACTTACCCTTGGTGAGCCATTTTTCGTGGCCTCACCTATCGAATTCCTTGGCTTTGAGTATTACATGCCACGTATCGTAATCACCGGCAGTACGTTGTCCTGGGCATTCACCAAGGAGGTTTCGCCGTACAATCTACCGGTTCCTTCGCGCATCATGTACGGGACGTTTTAAATGACATTTGGCGCCAAATTTTATCATGAAGACGGATATCTCCAGCTCGACGCAGACAGCGAGCCGGCAGAGTTGATTTCCTTCGGCTATGTAAACACGCAAGCTGAATACATCGGTAACGTGGATACAGGGTATCTTGGCTATGTGGCACATAACCCAGAATACGCATGGGACATTCACCATCCTCTTTATATCCCTGACAACTTAACAGTCAGGGATGAGGCACCAATGGTCTTTTGCAGCTGCGATGTGCCAGTTGGGATTATCCAAGTCAAGGATGATGGAACCGGCATGAAAAAGATCGGGTTCATCACAAACACACCAACCAAAGTCAATTTCTGGATTTTTGGCAAGAAAAAGCCGTCGTACGTTAAGCCCGACTGGGGAATGGTGATTTACCGGGAAGATGGAACGGTTGGCTGGACATCCGAGCAAAAGACGCTAAAGGTCGTATCATCCTCCGTGACGCAAAAAGACGAGCCAATCACCCTCACGCCAGGTCGGAAGTATGCGGTAGCAACATCGAATGCATCGGTTTTTATGAGTATTGGCCCGCGAATCCAGGATAGCGAGAAGCGTGCGGATTACATGTGGATCCCCGGAATGAAGGTGATCGACAATGTGGTAATTCCGACGCCGGTAAAATGGGCAGCACTCCAGGTTGGACGGAAAGACGAGTACGTTTTCCCAAAGGTGCTTGATTGGCCCAACACAGTTGCGACCATTATTGATGTGACCGAATTCGGCGGTTTCTGATACTATTGACATATATTGTCGGGAGACAACATAGATGCCACAGCCAGACGAAAGGGCGTTCCTTCAACACGTCCTGCGGAACAATGCACCTGCAATCCTTTTTTGCGAGCTGCTGTTCCAAATCTCACAGACCCTGGATGACCTGATTGACAAAGACCGCGAGGTCTCTGACAACGAAATCTATCGGGCATTTTTCCAGTCGCTCATCGATCTTCCGGCCAACGGATTCTATCGAGCCAACGAGCTGTTTTTGCGACCAATGATGGCCTCCGCGCTTCAGGATTGGCGTGACGCCACGACCCTTGAAAAGCAGGACTATCACGGCAAAACCATTGCATTCGTCTTGCGCGATCAGCTCACAAGCCTGGTTGTCCAGGTGGCAGGGCTGGTGGGTGGATTTGACTGGATGCAGTCCGTATCGGCTGACATTCGCCGGCATTTCCACGAAGACCAACTGAACGATTACGTACGTGACCTAGGGGTGGCGCAATGAGCGGCGGTGGCGGCGATGCAGAAGTAAAAGACACTCCAGAGCAACGGTATGCTGCGCAGGTAGCTGCCGAAAAGTGGAACTACGCCCAGCAGGCATTGGCGCCGCTGGAAAACAAGTACATGGAGGACGTCGACAAGATCGACTCCGCAGAAAACTCTGCGTACTTGCGTGGCGTTACTAACCAGGCGTCTCAGCAGAACCTGAGCAAGGGCCTATCCCAAGTTGACGGACAGCTCGCCCAGGGCGGCATTAATCCGAACTCTGGACGATTTGTTGCGACCCAAGGCGACTTCACTGAGCAGCAAGCTGCGCAGGGCGGCGAGACCATGGGTCGGGCAGCGTTTCAGCAGGAAGCGGAGAAGATCAAAGGTCTGCAGAACGTTGTAGCAATCGGTTCCGGCCAGTCGACCAGTGCCCAGAATGGACTGAACGACATTGCGTCCGCGTCCGCTGCTGATGCCAGGGCTGATGAGACCAGCAACTACAACCGCAGGTCTGCCAACCTCCAGTTGCTTGGGTCTATTGCGGGTGCTGCGACAAGTGTCGGCATGAATGCCTACCAGAGCGGCGCCTTCAACGCAGCTCCAGCAGCCGCAGCAACTCCAGTCACCAATGGCCTGTCGAGCTTCAGTAACGGCTACGGGATCAACAACGGCAGCACCAACGGCCTGAAATACGGAGCATAAAACATGGCATTTTACGTTGATCCGGGCGCTGCATTTGCTGGCGACCAAGGCGCATCCACCGTTAACGGTCAGTTGCAGCGCTCTCAGTGGGAAGACTGGAAAGCCCGCTTCCAGCCCAAGATTTCTGAGCTGGCCAGGATCGCCGAAAACCCTACGTTTACGACTGAGCAGGGCACCGATGCGGCTGCCGCTGTGAATACCTCGTATCAGAACAGCCAAGCCAACCTGGCCACCCAGCGTAAGGGTATGGGTCTGCAGCTGACGCCTGCCCAGCAAGCGGCTGAGCAAAGAAAAATGGCGATTGGTAATGCTGCCGATGGCGTCACGGCATACAACTCAGCGAAGATTGCAGCTAAGGATCTTCAAAGCCAGATCATGGCTGGCAGCGGCGGACTCACAACCATGCCAGGAACAGGAGCGCAATAATGGGTTACGGACTGATTGGTCTCAAAAATCAAATGCAAGGCGAAGCCGCAGCTGGCATCCAAAGCCTGGCGAATCAGCAGCAGCAAAACAAGCTGCTCGTGGATCAGCAAAACGAAGCGGCCAAGTCGCAGAAAAAGCAATCCCAGGTCGGCATGGCCACGTCGGGTGCAATGATGGGGTTCATGGTCGGTGGCCCTGTAGGTGCTGCCGTAGGCGGTGTCGCAGGCTTGCTCGCTGGCTCATTCATGTAATTTGGAGGCAAAATGGCAGGCGCATTTGAAGGGTTCCAGCAAGGCTTTGGCATGGCCAATAGCTTTATCCAGCAGCAGAATCAGAACAAGCGGGCTGATGCCGCCGACGCTCGCCAACAGCAAATGGCTGACCGTCAGGAAACTGAGTACAACGAGGCCGTAAAAGAGCGCACCCTGGCTAAAGATAAGCAGGATATTGCCACTTTTTACTCTGCCTGGGGCAACGGTATCGAAGCGGAAGTCACTCCTGAGCTGGATGAAGCGTTTAAGCGAAACCCGATGGCCGACCCGCGCCACTTGCTCAGCCCCAAGGTTGAGAAGGCAGTCGACTACTTCGACACCCTCGCGAAGGGTGACGGCGATTTGTATTCTGAAAAATCTGTAGAGCACGTCAACGACTTCTTTGCTCCTCGCATCAACCGTGGCGACGGCGGCGAGAAGCGCGTTGCTGGCATCTTTCCAGGGCAGAAACCTGGGACATTTTCGTTTGAGCTGGAAGTAGATCAAGACGGCCAGAAGCGCATGGCGCCGATGACCGTGAACCGTGGTCTTGATGGGCACGACGACGAAGTTGCGCAGTACACCGCCGAGCAGGCGATTGCTCCAGTCATGGGCGCGAAATCGATCTACACCGCGCTGAATCAAAATAAAGACAAGATGAAGCAGTATCTGCAGGCAACCGGCTACATGGCCAAGGGCGCTGACAGCTACTCCCTGGAAGAACGCAACGGTTTGCTCCTGCAGAAAAACAACGCAACTGGTGAGTACAAGGCTCTCGACAAGGGTCGAGCAGGCTCCTCTGCTGATAAAGGCACTTGGGAGACGTTTACTCGTGAAGACGGATCTCGTTATCAGGTCAACTCTCTGACAGGTAAGGAAGAGACCACGTATCAGCCTAAGGTTGGTACGAATGGCGTTGGCGGCTCAGGCAAAAAGGCTGGTCTGTCGAACTCTGCGCAATCAGCAGAAGACAAGGATATCGAAGCTATTGGTAACGTATTTACCATGAATTCACAGCTAGATAACTTATATGGTCAGATAGATAACGGAAAGCTTAAGCTTGGTATATACGAAAACACATCAAGCAAAGTAAAAAACTTCTTTGGCGGTTCAGACGAGGTTAGCCGTAACTTTGCATCATTCAAGGCCACAATGGAGAAGCTGAGAAATGACTCCTTGCGACTTAATGCCGGCGTCCAGACCGACGGTGACGCAAAACGGGCCTGGGGTGAGCTGATCGATAACATCAATGACCCAGAAGTTGTTAAGCAGCGACTCAAAGAGATCAAGGCTCTGAATGAGGAGGCTTACAAAATCCGTCAGGCGAAAGTTAATCAGCGCAGGAAGAACTCCGGTGCAGATCCTCTTGACGTTCGCTCGATCATTGATCCTGAAATTGATTCCGAGACATCTCAGCAGAACGGCTTGAAAGTTGGTGGGCAAGCTCCAACCCTTACCGAACTTCGGTCTCAGGGTATGCCGGCATTGTCGAGCCTTGAGGCAACCAACGGGCTTTATCCTCCAGGCTCTCCAGCACCGGCTCTCGGCAACCAGCCAAAAGCTCCAGCAGCTCCAGTATTTGAGCGGTCGGAAGGCGGTATTGATTACTACAGCTGGAATGGCAAAACCCTCCAGAAACCAAGCCCGAAAAAGGGAGCATAAAGATGTCTGATCAAGTGCCTGCGGGCTTTGAGGAAGTACCTGCAGGCTTCGAGCTGGCTCCTGCAGCAAAGACGGCCAATGCACCGGGGCCTTCTCGCCAGTCGGAGATTCCTGCTGGTTTCGAGGAGGTTCCTGCCGGCTTCGAGCTCGCCCCGGAACCAAAGTCGTCTGGGCTCAATGTGTCGAAGGACTCATCCTCTGGCCAACCTCAAGAGCCTGAGAAGAAAGGCCTTTGGCAGCAAACAAAGGACATGATCACTGGAAATGACCGTGAAACCAAGGCCACCCAGGAACTACCTGAGCTTCAAAACTCAGGGCTCCTTGACGGCATCGAAATGTCCGACACGAAGAGAGCGGCTGTAACTTCAGCGATTGCCTTGACTCCAGATCCAAGCGAGGTAGCCAGGATCCTCCAGGCGGTCTCTCCGGATATCGGAATTCAGCAAGATGAGAAGGGCAACTGGCTTGCTGCGAACAACAAGACTGGCGTCCGCACTGTCATCAACAAGCCTGGCCTGTCTGCGCTCGATGGCTACCAAACGGCTGCCCAGGGCGCTGCATATGCCGCTGCGGCGATTGGAACTCGCGGTCGCTCGCTGGGCGCAACTGCCGCGATCACTGCTGGCAAAAGTGCTGCGACCGAAGCCCTGATCCAGGCTCTCCAAAAGAGCCAGGGCGGTGACTTCGACCTGACGGATGTTGGGGCCAGTGCTGTTGGTGGCGCTCTCGGTGAGGCTGGAGCTAAGGGCTTGTCGCTAGTTGGGCATGGCGCCAGAAACGTCCTGACCGGTCGTGCAGCACGCGCAGCCGCAGAGTCTTTGCCAGCGGACACAGAGGATGTCACTTCGGCAATCATCAAGGCTTCTCGCAATGGCAGCGATAAGAACATCGATAAGGTTGTTGAGGCTATCGCTCCCAAAAAAGAGGTTATTGAGGCTGCAGACCGGCTCGGAATAACTGACGATCTTTTGGCATCACACGTGTCTGGAAATCAGCGCTTTGTTGCGAACGCTCAGGTTGCTGCATCTGTTCCCGGCAGCAAGCTGAGGGAGCAGGAACTCCAGGCCGTAAAAAGTGTTGGTGACCAGGCCGAAAAGTTGATCACGGACTTCGGTGGAAAGATCGATAAGTCAGAAGTCTCTGACCGAGTGATAACTCGAACGCACGAAATCATCAAGGATATGAAAGACCAGGCCAGCCAACTCTATGGTCAGGTCGATGCTGCAATTCCCGGCAATACCAAAGTTGATGTTTCGAGCTCCATCGCGTTCCTGCAAAACAAGGCTGCCACTGTTGGCAACAAACTCCTGACGCAACAGGAAAAGCAAACTCTCAGCATTTTGAAAGACAAGCCCACCTACGCCGGACTTGACTTGATCCGTCGCCAAGTTGGTGAAGCTGAGCGCAAGAATACTGGCCCATTTGCAAATACAGACTCTGCAACATTGGGAGCACTGAAAAGGGTTCTGGCAGCTGACCAGGATGCTGCCGTTGTTAATGCGGGCCTTGGAACTGAGCTTCGTGATGCTCAGAAGTTGGTTGCTCAACGCAAACAACTTGAAGCCTCATTCATGAAGGTCAGCGGCAAGTCGCTCCAGGGTGCTGTTGTACCAAAGGTAGGAACTGCGCTTAAGAACTTGGGCAAGGGTGACTTCAAGGCATTTGATGAAACGATGGGTGCAATCCACCCAGAAATGCGCGAAGAAGTCATGATGACCGCACTCAACGACGCATTTACTCAAGGCAGTCGAGACTCTAAGTCGATCAGTGTGCCTGGCTTCGTTAAATGGTATGACGGCCTGAATCGCAACCCAGAGGCCATGAAACGTATGGCTCAATACATGCCGGCAGGCGCAAAGGAACGCATGGACGACATTCACACCGTCGCCCGTGGCATTTGGGAGGCCGACAAGAGCAACATCCAGACTGGCCGTCTCGGCGAGGCTACCAAAGCCTTTGACAAAAAGGACGGGTTTCTTAGTCGGCTGTATGGATTTGGTAGCAAAGTTGCGATGGCCGAAGGCGTAGCGACCCCAAGTGGCTTGCCTGGGTTTGGCGCGACTTCCGTTATTGCCTCGACTCTTGTGAAGGGAAGATCTGGTGAGCCTGTCATGCAAGCTGCCGATGGCATGTTGTCGAGTGCCAAGCTCCGCAATGCTGCATTTGCTTACGCCAGAGATGGCAAGAGCAAGGCTGCGGCAGACGCAGAGCAGGCTCTGAAGAAGAGTTCGGTGTACATCAAGTGGCTCTCGCATATTGGTAGCGGTGAGCGAGCCAAAGTGGCAGCAATGGGGCCAATGCAGTACCTGTTCAAAGGCGGCGAGTCCGACAACACGAATTCCGAGGAGTAACGCATGAGCATGTTCGAAGAGTTTGATCAGGAAAATCCGGACGATGAGGCCCCAGCGGGGGCCGGCGCCCAGACCGTTGGCCCGGCTTTTCAGGCCAAGGGCGCGGCTCGTGCAAGCAAGGCATTCCGCGATGCCGCCAAAGATGGTAAAGCGCCGTCCGTTGTACAGGCCAAGGATGGCTACCGCATTCAGATCGAGGCCGCCGCTGAAGCGAAATCCAGCGATTCTCCATCAATTGCCAAGCCGCAGATCAAGTCGACGGTAGATTCCCTGGCGCACGAAGCCGCAACATCGCCGCACAATGACAGGAAAGAGCCCTCTCAGGCCCAGAAGGAAGCCGGGAACTATAAGAAAGGCCGGGTGAACGTCCAGGGTCTGGACATTGCGATTGAGAACCCACGTGGATCTGATCGTTCTGGCGTTGACCCGGATGGCAACGAGTGGACTCACACCATGTCCGATCACTACGGCTACATCCGCAAAACCATGGGCGCTGACGGCGATCAGCTGGACGTCTACGTCGGGCCGAAGCCTGATAGCGACAAAGTTTTCGTCATCGACCAGGCTGATCAAAAGGCTGGTCACTTTGACGAGCACAAGATCATGATCGGCTTTGCTAATCAGCGTGCAGCCATCAAGGCCTATGAGGCGAATTTTGATGAGGGCTGGACTGTTGGGCCAGTCACCGAGATGAGCATGCCGGACTTCAAGGCCTGGGTTCGTGAGGGTGAAACGTCCCAGCCGATGAGCAAGGAAATCAAGGTCGCAGAGGCAAAGCCTGATGACGAAAAGCCGGACAAGAAGCAGGAGCCAGAGGTTGTTGCTGTTGTAGAGCCGGAGCCTGAGAAGCCTCCAGTAACAGCAGCTTCCAAGGCACGCACCCAAGCCATGGGCCTGGCAAAGAAAGTGGCGTAACGCAAAAGGGCGCCCCTCCCGGCGCCCCACTTCTTCACGGCCTTTGGTTTGCGTCCAAAAGGTCGTGGAGATCCCCAATAGCGTCTAGCGTCACGCATGTTCCGTGCTTAAGACACATAAAGCGCCACGCGTTACCGTCGTTCAAAACGTCCCTCATTCCTACAGTTAGAGCGGTGGAAGTCTTCTTCATGATCATCGAATCTACGAACTCGACAACGCCGTGAACCCTGGTGGCTGCATCCATATTGATGCTCAAACCGACCGGGGCGGCGCTGAAGTTGATGTACATGCTTGTTTTCCTTGGAGTTATATTGCCCAGTCCATTATAGACAGCCAAGGCCAGGCACCCTCTTACCACTCATCCAAGACCATCTTAGACTTTAGTCGTACTTTCCCCTTTCGGATTTCCGATATGCGAATTGATCTTTCCGATGTAGGAATTCCCCTTTCGGTTGTCTGAAGTAATATATCTGAAAGGAGATATCGGAATTCATACATCCGATCTATTCATTTGAAGTCTTCTGTGTTTGGTTGCTTGCCCGTCCGGCGCATGACTTCTCGCTTTTTCATGATGCGCAGGCGGTAGCAGTCTTCACAGCAGTCACGCTCACTGTGCTCCGAAGCCATGATGGCCGGCTTCCTGATCGAGTAGTTGCCGCAGACGCACCTGACAACCAATTTCCCCTTGTGATCTTTTGCGTAACCGATGACTGTTTGGGTGCCGAACCGCCTGCCGGCAAAATCCTCTTTACCTGCTTTGCATGGCTCTGTTTCGATTGGCAGGCTCTCACAGACAACCCCAGGCGCACGTTGATGCTCATGGTGCACGCCATTTGATACGACCCTGGCTGCGACAGAGTTTACAGGCTGGAGCGACAAGACTGATTTCAACGGAGAGCTCCTTGGACTCATTACCCTGTCCAACCTCGATTGTGCGGGGATTTGTGGCCAAACGGCCACCGAAAGTAGACAACGATCTAGATGGCGATTTGACATAAAGGCGCTGTGATGGCCTTGATGATGTGGGAGAGGGCTGGTAGTGCCTTGACCTTGGGAGAGTCCCTTAACTCTCCTGGATCGCTACCTCAGGGTTTATGCTCCCTGACATCCATGCGCCCTCGGTCGCAATTCTAGCGCATCAAACGATGGTTGATGGCTCGACTTTTTGACCGATCATCGCGTCAGAAACAAAGACGTACCGAGACCCTGGCGGAGTGTTAGCGTGCTCGCCTTTGTAAAAACGGGCATCACGCAACTGCCGGAAGTGCCACGACCGGTAGTGCGCGTCTGGTGACGCCTTAGCTGCCGCTGTAGCAACGCTCTGGAGCGTGCTGAGGCGCATTCCGCCAGATCCGTCGTGTCCCATAAGCCTTGGCATAACCGAGCCAGGGAAGCCATCCAGGAGTCGTTTGCCGCCCGTTGCCAGGCAGTAGATGCCCATCGAGGCCACGAGTTTGAGTGCAAAGAACTGGATCTCTGCGTCGGCAGAATTGGTCTCGACAGTCGAAACCCCGACCATGGGCCAGCCGCCATCCATCTCGAGTTTGTATTCGTCCAGGTTCCTGCACTTCAAGATACGAGGAAGATCCTTTTCACGAATGCTGACCATTGCATGTGCGCCGTCAGATGGGTTTTTGTACTGGACGACAAGCGATTTGACAGAGTCAGGCACGCTTGAAAAGTCGAGGGTATGAAGCGGCATTTTTATGTAATCGATGAACGGCATGGCCTTGATTTCTGGTAAGTCGTCCCTCGAAAACGATGCCATGAAACCTGGCATCTTGAAGCCATTGCGGGTGTAGCCGCTGGGCATTGCGACAACGAACGACGTGAAGGGGAGGCTGAATCCTTCAGGGCTCTCGATTTCGTACCTGGCCCTCATCAAGTTGTCGATCACGTCTGTGCTTTCCGGGAAGATCACGTGACGTCCATTTCGCGACCAGAAGTGGTCTTCGATGCAGATCCTGGTGGCCAGGGTGTTGAATTTCGAGTTGTGCTCGTAAAGCCATTGGCCAAGCGCAAGATGCGGAGCCAGGCCCTTGTGAAATTTCGACACGGCCTTCAGCGTTTCTGTCAGAAGGGAAGGGTACATGTCGTATGCTGGCTTTTTGGTCTGCTTCATACGTCTAGCTCGCTTTGTTTGCGCTGAATCCTGGCCAGTGCTTCCTGGTATGACTCGCCAGGTCTCGCCAGTTTCGATAACTCGTAGTCACTGAATGTCTTTGGGCTGCCCGTCTTAGACATGACCTTTTTAGGGTCAATCGCCTTCCTTGGCGCCTTCGGCTTCTGCTCTTTGGTTTGCTCTGTTGGCTCTATAGGCAACTGGCTTTGGACTGGCTTCGGCCCGAACGCGAAGCGTATGTGGGTCGTCTTCCGACCGGTCTTCTGGAACTCGTAGGAAACGTTCAGGTGCGAATGCTCGTTGATCTGCTCAATCGAAGGCTCAATCACTTTTCGCCTCAGATCCGCCAAGAGCTTGTACTTGTCACCCAGTACGAATGCATCACGGAGGAAATCGATCTCGATGATCCTGTGTCCAATCGACTTCCATTGCGCGATCATCTCGAACATCCGGATGGCATATGAGCTTGTCATCGCCGCCACGTCGCGGAGGGCGTACCTGGTGAACTGCTCAGTCAAATCGTTGAGGTATGGAACCATGTCGGTGTTGAACCGCAGAGTTACACGCCCCTCGTCTTTGAGGTAGTTGATCGTCTGAACCCACCTGGTTCCTTTTTGGTGATCGAACGACCCCTCGCCATTGGGTTTCTCGTTGATCCATATCTCTCGCCGCCAGAGCCTCGCAGACGCCTTCTCCAGCTCTTTGTACATCGCATTGCTGGCTGTGCCGGTCAGATCGACCAGATCGCTCACAGAGACGCTGTACTCAATCTGATCCGTGAGCTTTTCGCCAATCTTGACCTGAGAGATGCAGATCAGCATGATCCTTTGCTCAAGCACCGAGAGCTTGTACGATGCCTCGATTAGGGCATTGGACTTTGTGACATTGCCCTCTTGCTTCATCAGTTTGGCTCCAAATATGACTTTCGAAAACGTGAGTCATAGTTCACCCTAAAAAAGACCACATTTCAACCTAAATTTGACCACATTGAGCCCTAATTTTGACCACACCCCACCCTAAAAAAGACCACATTTGGACGCTGGAGGTCGCGTGGGCCGTGGGCTGCAGACGACCTAAAAGCTTTTAAAAAGAAAAATATATAAAACAATCTTATGGACTGGGGTGAAAAAGGCTGTTGATAACCATGATTCTTCGGCAGTTGACCCTAAATCTGACCACATTCATGACCGCTGCAGATCCAACCCTAAATTTGTCCACATTTAGAATTTGCCATGATAGGATCGTATTGCACGCTGGTTCGAGTCCAGATCGGTGATTGAGAGCGGGGCGAATGGGTGGTTCGAATCCACACAGTCCGAAAGGACGTAGTACGGGCCCTGTACTGGTAGGTAGGGCGATCTGACAGCTGGAACAGACAGCAAAAAGCCCCGATCTTCGGGGCTTTTTTATTTCAGCTGAATCTTATTGGCAGGACTCGCAAGCGCCATTTTCCAGCATGCAAGCCGATGGCAGGGCGTCTGCTGAGGTGCCGGCCAGGAAATCATCCTCTTCCTGATCGACCTCGAATGCATCCGGGTAGACAATGCGATTATTCATTGGAACAGGCTGAGCGTCGAGAATGGCGCCTGCAGCGATAAGTACATCACGGGTGTTTTCGTTCATTTCAAATCTCCGGATTGTCCAATATACCCTTCGTAATCAGGGTTCATCACAAACGTTTTGAGCGGCTTCTCGAAAAGCTCCTTAAGCTGCTTGGCCACTTTGTCGCCAATAATTTTGGCCTCAGGTGCAACCACAAGATCTTCAGACGCCTCGATTTTTACAAACCCACCACCGGCGTCAGAAATCTTTAGCATCGACAGAATTTCACGATCAATTGCATCAGCCATGCCATCGGCTGCTTTGCTGACGGCCACTTCCATGTCAAAAGGCTCAGGCGTGTTGGCCTCAAAGGCTTTGAGGACGGCCTCGTCGGGGTGTGAGGCGTGAACTTCTGCGAGGGCTTTTTCGAGCTTGCTTAGCCGGGCTGTATCACGATCAAAAACGCGCCGACCGACAAAAGACCTGACTGGCATTGAATCTTTAATGTCCTCCCGCAAGGTGGCAACGGTTTTTTCGAGATAAGCAATCTCGTCAACGGTGGTTCCAGCCGCTTTGGCTCGGCGGCGATCACAATGAATGCACATAAACATTATCCGTAAATTGTCAGGCGGCGGACTTTAGCATATCGGGATTAACGGTGTAACGCCCGACTTCTCCGTATTCTGTGTGAAGGATGAGGCATTTCATGTTCTGCTGAGCCCTGTATCCGCCCCAGGCTGCATAGGCGTCCTTGGCCGCCAAGGTATTGAAGCTTTCGACGGTCACGCCGGCATACTCTTTGACCGACTGGTGATGGACGTGACCCAAGTACCAATAGCGATACTTCGTCCGGCCCCAAGCCGGTGCCTGGTCAGCTGCCATTACGCCAGGCAGGCGCTCGCCCTTGCAACTGTGGCCGTGGTGAGTACCGATCAGAACCTTGCCATGCTCGAAGTAATGGAAAGGTGCAGGGGACGTCTCGATGATCACACGCGGTTCGTTTTCGTAGGTGTGCGAAAGCGCGACAGCCAACCAGCAGGCAGACATGTCGTCATGGTTTCCGGTGACGTTAAACACGCGCACGGTCTCGTGCTTTTGCAGAGCCGACTCGATGCACTGACGCATCACTTTTACGGCGACGTGGATCATCTCAAAGTAGCGGCCCGACATGTCCAGGCTGTGGTGGCTTCGGCTTGTAACTCCAAGGGTATTGTCTGCATGGAGCCAATCGCCGAGATTGATGATCAGGGCCTGCTTTGCCGGTGGAGCTGACTCGACCAGGCTGGCCATCGCGCTGCACTGGATCTCTTCGATGGCCTTCAGATCCCAGTCCTGTCCCGATTCAGCGCGGTTTGCGTACATGCCGATGTGAGCGTCACCGATTGGATACACGGCCAGCAGGTTCGAATCGGTGGCTTTGTAAAACTCACGAGGCGAAATCTTTGGCAGCTCAGAAGCCATGGCCTTCAGGCCCTCAGCGATCAGTTCCTGCTGACGCTCGTGATCGATACTGGTTTTCACCCACTGCAGCTTAGCGTTGCCGTTTTCGTCGTAAAGCGTCGACGTGCCCTTCAGGTGAAAACCGTCTGGAACTTCCTTGGTCATGTCATGCTCAGGCGACCAGCCCTGGCGGGCCATCTTGGCTTTGCGAGCAAACAAAGTCCTTTTGTTGATGCCCAGGTGCTTTGCTGCTTTCGCAGCAGACATCGTGGCCAAGGCCTCTTTGATTTGAGCATCACTTGCTTTGCGCTGAACCATTGTGTCGACTCCCGTCGAGAAGTTGCATGATTGTCTTGATAGCCTGGCCGGAAGTGACCATCCCAGGCGAACAACGGTAAACATTCCAGCCGAGGCGCATGGCCGCGTCGTACTTGATCAGGTCGGCCTCAAAGCCCGCCCCGGTCGTGTGTCGTCCTCCTGTCCAACCTCCGCCTTCGATCTCAATCAAAAGCGAGTGATCAAGGATTGCGAAGTCAGCACGCCAATCTTTGAGCCCGGCAGCCTTGAGGCGCTCTCTGAGGCCTCTCCCAGGGCCGCCACAGGCTTCAGCGCCAAAACGGTACTCACGGATGGCTGGAACGTCCCTGAGGCGCAGTGAGACCTCCAGATCGTGCTCAGCGGCACTCATGGGGCTTCATCTTGTCGAGGACTTCATAGATCTCGGCCAACTCACCGTTCTGTTCGATAAGTTGCTGACGCGGAGAGTCGTCGGTGTCTGGCCAGATCACGCGCTTGCCTGGAATGGAGACCATGACGGCTGATACCTTGGCGGCGTCTTCGGCGATCATTTCCAGGGCCCGGACGATGGAATCCTTGGCCTCGCCATAGTCCTTTTCAAGACCTTTGGCGCCACGAATGCCAGCGCAAAGCAGCTTTTTGACAGCGTGCTGGATGCAAGGATTGGTGACCTCGAAGAGCTCGAGAACCCGGTAAACGTCAATAGATTCGAGATGTTTGATATCTTTGTGATAATGACTATGCTTTTTCACTAAGCTTTCTTCCTTGCCGATGATGTCCCATCAATGGCGGTTGGTTTGCGTCAAGAACCCATGGAAACTCGGCCTTGCAGCCAGTGGCACAGATGCGAACGAACTGGGATGCAAGGCTGACGAGAGGCTCGCCGCACGCTGGGCAAGGTTTACCACGAGCTGTTGTGTCCAAATGGTCTTTTTCCGGTCAATTGTCACTATATGTTGTGCAAACGATATTGCGACAATTGCGGTATTGCCAAGCTCTTCTTTTATGAATGTATTGACAATTATGTTCAGGCAATAAAAAGGCCGACTTGCGCCGGCCATGATATTGCTGATTTATATGGTTATGCTGCAGCCATTGCCCGTGCTGATTTGCGCTCTCTTGCCACCGGGCGATCTTCGAACTTCTCTTTGCTGTTTTCAAAGCGGGCAATCTCGCCACGGAACTGCAGCAGGCAGTTGCCAGGCTGTGCGTGACGGACTTTAACCACGAAAATCTCGGTGATTCCGCGCTTGCCACGCTCAGAATTCATATCCCTATGGGCCATTATGATAACGTCAGCATCTTGCTCAATCTCGCCAGAATCGCGAAGATCGGCCATTTTTGGCGTAGGATCAGGACGAGATTCGATGTCGCGGTTGAGCTGGCAGAGCACGACGACCGGGATGCCCAGTTCTTTCGCAAGTTGCTTGAAGCCCCTGGTGTACGAACCCAGTTCCTGGTTGCGGTTTTGGAAGCGCGACTCAGGGTCTGAAGAGATTAGGCCAAGATAATCGACGACGATAATGTTCAGTGGACGAATACGGTGCTGGAATCGCGCAATCGAACAAATACGGTTAAATGTCAGGCCGGGTTTTTCGCAGATCCTCATATCGGCATCGGTCATGCTCGCAACAGAGCGATCCAGGAGCATCGAGGCGTGGTCATCGTCGATTGCCAGGCCGGTATCGATCCAGTTCTGCGAAACGCCTGAGACAGATGCCAGGGAGCGTTTTGCAAGCTCGTCAGATGGCATCTCAAGAGAGAAGACCAATGACGAACCACCGCGCTTGATCGCGACTGTCTCAGCCAGGCCCATGCCTAGAACTGTTTTACCGGTGCCTGGGCGACCAGCGATAATACCGAGGTTACCGCCGCGCAAGTCCTGCACGATTCCATCAAGATCATCGAGGCCAAAGGAGATACCTGTGGTGACTTCGCCAGCGTGACGGCGCTTCATCTTGTCGATGACATTGCCTACGGCCTGGCCAATCGTCATCACGTCGGATGTATCGTCTGCTGAGGTCAGATCCATGGCCAGCGTCTGAGCCATTGCTACCTGGTCGAGTACGTCGCCTTTTTCTTGTGACATTGCGATCAGGCGCTGACCAAGCTCGTACATCTTGCGAGCCTTTGAGCGATCTTTAAGAATTTGGGCATAACTGCGAGGGTTTTCGATACCAAGGCACTTAACCTCCAGCTCCATAACAACACCCATGGTTCTTTTCCCGCTTGGCAGGAACTCCATCATGTCGCTGAGTGTTACGTAATCAGGAGTGATCTGCTTGCGGTGGCATGCAAGGACGAGGTTGAACAGTGACGAAAGGTCTTTGTCTGCGAAATCTTGAGCGGTGAGCTGAGCCCCAAGCTCAACACAGAGGGTCTCGTTGTAGATCATGCTGTAGATGATGCCCTGCTCGGCATCAATGGCGTCAAGCGGTCTGGAGGTTGCTGGTGCGTTTCTCATGGTCGATGGCCTTATGGATTTGGAGCACTGCTGCTCTCTTCTATTTACATAATAATACGGAGCGTCATATGAGTAAACAACTTTATCGAAATAAATTTGATAAATTGACAAGGTGTGCTACGTGGAGGGATTTGGCCGTGTGCTGCTTAGGAGAAGATCGTTTATTCGAGCGCAGCTCGGCTGGCTTTTGATGCGGCCCGTCCCTGGGCCTGAGCCGCCCTATCGGGCGAAGGGGCGATGCCCTATGAATCACTTGTCGTAAGCACCTTCCAAGAAGGCTTGGATCTTTTCAGGTTTGATCAGGAAGGAAAAGTTGGCCTTCCAGTTGCGGTCATTCTTGCCTGAGGTCAGGAACTCGCACTCCAGAGCGTCGCAGAAGAGACCTTCCCAGAAATCCAGACCGCCAGTGCGGGCCAGGTACTTTCCATTGATGCGGAGGTTGTACGAGGAAAGGATCAGTTTCTTGTGAGCTGCGTTCACACCCATGCAGTCACCAAGGGTTTCACCCAAGATCTCGTTGTACAGATCCTTGATCGCTTCAAATGGCACAGACTTAGGATCAAACTCGTTGTCACTCGCTTGCTCCTGCTGTGCTTCACCCAGAGATTTTCCTTCTTGTTCAACCTCAAGGGGGGCTAGCTGCGCAGCAGCGTATTGCCCTCCTGATTTTTTATCTGATTCTCTAACTGATTCTCTATGTTCCGGTTTTTTGGAATGGGTGTCCTGAAATCTGGAATGGCTCTCCGGAAATTTGCAATGGTTGTCCTGTTTTTTGGAACCCCCCTTTGACCCTTCCATTTTTCCGGACAACTCAATCGAAGACTCTAGATTCTTGATGAAAACACGGCGCTCCACAGTGCGTAGACCGTCACGAACCTGGTACACAGAAACGAATCCAGACTTAGCCAGGAGGCTGATAACGTCGGATACATGCTTTTTGGTCATATCGAATCGGCTGGCGAAGAATTCATTGCCGGCGTAGCAGCCGCGCTCTTTGGTTTGAAGCGCTCTGATCTCCGATAGCATGGCTTTCTGGGTCAAGTTGAGCGAGTCATTGAGCCAGATCGACTTAGGAATCCAGATGCCAAGGAATGGGCGAGCCGATGGGTCTGCGTCAGTTGCAGGCGTTGCCAAAGGGCCTTCAGGGCAGTCGTCGAGTTGGTTGACCACAAAAAGGCGCCTCTCCGTAATCCGACCGATCAGAACGTTGTCAATTCTTACTAATCCTTTCTCGGAAAGGCTGGACAAGGCTGAAGATACCCTGGTTTTAGAGAGTTGAAGGTGCTTGGCCAGGTATCCGTTGGTAGCGAAGCAGTAACCACGTTCTTCGTCGGTGTAGCTATCGACTTCGAGCAGGAGAAACTTTTCGGTCAGCGAGAGTTCGTCGGTGAGCCACAGATCGCTAGGGATCCAAACACCCTTAAAACGACGTGACAAATTGCCACTAAGGGTATTGATGTTGTTGGTATTGTGCGTCATAATGTATTTACCTTATTGACTTGGTAGGTTGATTTAGGTGTCTCTTGGTCGAGACCTGTTGAATGCCTGTGCAGAGCGTTCAACTCTTTTTGAAAGCCCGGTTAGCGCCGGGCTTTCTTTTGCCTGCGATTTAAGCTGCAAGCCACTCAGTCGCTGGGAAAAGCTCATCTAATGTGCAGTCTACGCCATGCGCCCTGATCACTTCCAGCATACGGTTGCAGATCGCGATGTCTGGAGTGCGGGTTCCCAGCTCGTAATGGCTGATTGCGCCCTGGGTCATGTCCATCTCTGCCGCCATCTCGGCCTGCAGCAAACCAGCCTTTTTGCGGTACTTTTGGATGCAATTCATTGTGAATCTCCTTGACTCTCGTTGTTATATGTTCATAATACATGATGTGTTAAAAAGAAAACAACAGTCGCTTTAAAATAATTTCAGGGTGATGTCAATATGCGTGTAATCCAATACAACTCTCGCCGTGCAAAGCCCTGGCAGATCGCGGCCCGTGAGAAGATGGTCGAGCTGAGAATCACCCAGGTCGAGATGGCTGAAAAGCTCGGCGTCACCCAGGGTTGCATAGGTCACTGGCTAAATGACACCAGGAAGCCAAATATCGATCAGATCAACGCAATCCTCAAGGAGTGCCACATCCCGCAGTTCCTGGTGTATCCAGTCGTTGATCTGGAGGTGGAGGTGGCTCAGCGGCTTCCCCTGATCTCCTGGAGCTCGATACCCAAGCCTGGCCAGCGAGTACGCCTGCATTCGATCCAGGAATCGATCATAAGCCCCTTCCAGGCCTCAGATGCCTCGTTTTGCCTGCAGTCAGCCGGCGACGGCACCTACAGGGAAAAAGAGATCCTGCTTGTAGATCCAAATGCAGATCCAGCCCCTGGCGACGATGTAATCGTCGAAGGTCATGGCCTATGCCGTTTTGACGGAGGCTTCATGGAAACCGACAAAGGCGCCAAAGTGCCACTTGCCCATGGCATTATTGGTGTAATAGTCGGCACCTGGATGAAGCGCAGATAGTATCAAAAAGATATCAAACGAAGAGCCCGCCCTGTGCGGGCTTTTTTGCGTCCAAACATTTGACATATATTGACAGTCAGCTATACGCCCCGTATTCTCGACTTGCTGCTGTTGTTAGTGATGGAAAGCTGAGGAACCGCGTGCGTTCGGGAGAGCTTGCAGGGTCAGCGTTCGGAGCCAGCCTCCGTGAATGGCGTCCTTAGCCAGAGCGCCTGTGGAGTCAATAAGCGGCACAGCCCCTCCCATTCGTGGCATTAGCTGGTGGGCTCGCCAGTGGGGCTTCAGAGAGCATGACGGCCCGGAAAGACGGGCAATCCAAAACATTTATTAGAGGCGAATGACAAAAATGCAGAATCGTTACCAGGCCCATCAGGCCTCCCCAGACTTTTTTCACATCGTCGACAGCGCCACTCTCAAGTGCGTCGGCTTCGCTGCCTCCGTGCGTTCTGCCCTGGACAAGATTCGTATCCTGGAGCGGACGTTAGAGCGCAAGCGCCGCTAGGCGCACACTCCTGCTTTTATATCTATATTGAGTATCTACCTATGCTTTCAAATCTTGGCCGCGTCGGTCGTGACGCGGAATTGCGCACTACCGCATCCGGTGTTTCTGTTTTTACTGTTCCTGTCGCGTATGAATATGGGGTCAAACTGGAAGACGGCAAGCGCCCGACCCAATGGGTTGACTTGACGTTCTGGGCAAAACAAGCTGAAACCTTCGCTCCTCTGCTCAAGTCCGGGCAGCAAATCTTTTTCAGTGCTGACGACGTTCACGTCGAAACCTTCGTCGGCAAAGACCAATCCACGAAATATAAGCTCGCTGGCCGTGCTGCTACCGTCAAATTGGCTGGTGGCAATGGCAAGGGTGAATCCACCCCAGAGCAGTCTCAGCAGGGCACCAGTGGCCCAGATCAGTCGCCGCTTCAAGACGACGACATACCGTTCGCGCCGGTTCATTATCTGGCCTGAGAACAATCCCTGCTGATTCCGGTGGGGGCCGAGGCTCCCACCTTATATATGTGTGAGCCTATATTTATGCTTGTGACGAACGAATGTTCTCTTAAAGATTCTGCTCGTGCTCAGATTGACTGCTCCATCCAAAACTTCCTCAGCTCCGGTGGCTCGATCAAAACCTTCGACTCCGGTGTCCTTGCTAGCCATCTTGCTGAGCCGCCGCCTGAAAAGAAAGTCGTCAAGCGCTCATCCGCTACACCCTACAACCCAACAGCTACAGCAAAGGCCGAGGCGACCATGCGCCTGGTGAAAAAGGGCGCTGCCGCAGGTCTGTCTAACGCAAAAATTGCTGAGATGGCCGGCGTGACGAAAAATTACGTCAGTTACCTGGTATCTAAAAACAAACTCCGTGAGCCGCAAGAATAATGTCCTTTTCAATCTATGCCGTCCTGGGCGGCGAAAACCTCATTAAAGGCACGCGCCCAGCTAAGGCGTGCCATTGGGACGTATCGGTGCACTTCGTTATGCTCGATGGCACCAAGCACCTGCACAGCTTTTCCATCGATGAAGCGTGGTCTAAAGAGGTCTCGCCGCTGATCTGTGGCCGCGTCGAAGCATTGCGTGATGAGCACGGTTACGAAGTCCGCAAGGCCGGCTGGACAGCCCATGCCAGGGGCCCTAAGGCCGCTCAAAAGAAGAAGAGAAAAAAGTAATAAAATTATTACATAGAGTATTGACAGGTAGTGGATCCGTGCTAATCTAATATTAATCGGATGTCAGAAGTCCGAAATAATAAATCCGATATCGGATAATCGACCAAGGTAGATAAGATGAAAACGACTAAGAAACGCATGAAGGTCATCATTGTTGGTTGCAACAAAGGTGGCACCGCCAAGACCACTTCGGCCACTGGCCTGGCTGTTGTGCTGGCCCAGAAGGGTAACAAGGTGTACCTGCTCGACGCAGACAAGCAGAACTCTGCGAGCAACTGGGCCGCTGAGCGTGAACGCATCGAAGCTAAACCCGTCATCACCGTATCGTCTCGCCGTGGCGCAATCGCCGGGCACATCAAATCGATTTCTGATGACTACGACTACTGCATCGTCGACGTGTCGGGCAGCATCAGCCCTGAGCTTGTGAGCGCCCTGCCAGTCGCAGACCTTCTGGTGGCACCGTACAAATGCTCTCAGTACGACTTGGATACGCTGACCGAGCTGGAAACCCAGGTGAACTTCATCAAGGACTCAACTGGTTACGCGCCGGACGTTCTTATCTATCACACCATGGCATCAACGAACCATGTGATCCGTGGTCGTGAGCGGGCTAGCTTTGAAGCCTGCGCTTCTGAATTCCCAACGTTCAAACTGATGAAGTCGGTCAACAGCCATCGCCAGGCTTTTATCGATACCGCCGAGAACGGATTAGCTGTAACTGAAATGACCAATGCCAAGGCCAAAAAAGAGCTCCTGGCGTTTGCTGAGGAGGTACTGACTCATGGTTAAGTCGCGTAGTGTTCGCAAGGCCGAGATGACTGAAGCTGAACAGGCGAAGCTGATCGCCGCAGTCACTGAGGATCGCCCTTATGGTGCGCCTATCAGTGACAAGCCCGAACCTGAGGCGCCGAAGGCAGACCCACTGACGAAGATCAGCGTCAGTCTCCGCGAAAGCGACTCTTGGAAGATCCAGGACATCGTTGATAAGAACAAGCGCTCCAAGAAAGGGCCGAAGTCGATCAGCGCTGTGATCCTGGAGGCTCTGAGGGCCCAAGGCGTCATCTAACGCCGGCTTTGACACCAAACCCCTGTGCCTGGACGGACGGGGGTTGTTTCATTCTGATATCCGAACTCAGAACTCCTACATCGGAAAGATTAATCCCGAATAGGGAAGTATTACATCGGATATCTACATTCATCTTTCGTACATCGGAAATCCGATATCGGATTAGACCTTTGCGTGATTGAGAAGCTCTGCGAAATCCATCTGCTCTATCTGATCCTCGGGGCCGTCATCGATCTCAGCGATGATCTGCGCAAGCAGTGCCTTAAGTGCTGCCCTCCCTTCCAGGCTTCCAGATCTATCGCGCAGAATCTTTGCCCTGACCATTTCCTGCAGCCATCCAACAAGGCATGGATCTACAGGGTTAACGCCGGTCGCCCAGCGGCTTATCGTCTCCGGCGCTGTCGATTTGCCATCATCCCTGAGCGCCGTAACCATTCTGGCCAGGTCTACGCCAGTAAGCCCCAGGTACTTCATAGCTCGTCTCATCTTGGCTGCGTTATCTGTCATGGTTGGCTCTAAGTCATGGTTTGTGATACTTACCTTAGCCGTGGATCAATCGGTTGTCCACTGGTCTGGATGCAGAGCAAGCTGAGCGCCACATCTCTATATTGCCCACCTTTTTCCTTGGGGGGAATTGGCGTGGTACAGAGACTTGAGATGATCAAGGATGGCGCGAGCCGGCTGCAAACGGACTACGAGTTCACTGAAGGGGAGGCGATTGAGCTTGCCGCCATCGAAGCCGGCTATGAGTCCTTTGCGGAGGTCGTTGGCCTAGTCGAAGGCTCGAACAGCATGACTATTTTCCTTCCTGGCCAACCTCAAGCTGTTTTGTGATCAAAAATGCTTCCAGGGTGAAAACTGCCCAAATGTTGGCCTCGTGTGAGGCGTTTCCTCTGGTTCTTTGAGTCGATGGTAGGGTCTTGGGGTTGCGAGGCCTGTAGAGGCTCTCAGGAGCTCTGGGGAGGGGATGGCATCCGTGCCATGGTAAATCCGTTACGACGGCTCAAATCCCAGTTCAGTGAGCCGCTGGATTGATCGAATCCTTCGGCGTTCGAGGCTGTCGAGGATGGCCGGGCTGTCGAAGCAGGCCGCAATTGCAATTCTCTCCAGCAGGTCTCGAAATGCCATGATCTGCTTTCGCTCCGCTACGTCGACTTCGATGTGACCGTGTTGATCTCTCCTGGATTGAAGCTTTTGAATCCTAGCTTCGATCCAGTCGTCCATTTGTTTGACAGTGATCGATCCAATGTCAACACCACGGTTCTTTAGTTCGTCACGCACCATTGCTTTAGCCCTTTGCGGTTGGTGTACATCCAGTCTGCATGTGGAGCAATGGTTGGATCCAATCTTTTAGGCCCTGCAAATTCTCTTCATGCTTTCGCTTTCGCGTTCGGTGACCAGTGAGTTGCATGGCAAGCTCATTGAGACCCAGATCCGATCCATGACCTTCTGGGCGACCTTGAGCTCCTCCAGCTCGATCTGGTTGCCGTCGAACTGTTCTCCGTAGGGTAGGGCCGCCTGGTACGACTCCAGCGCATTGATGCGGCTCTGAGTCCAGTCGATGGCGGTCTTGAGGTGGATCGGTTTGTGCAGTCGTGCAATGGACATTATTCGCTCCGGTTGGCTTTGAGCCACTTGTTGATGATTTCGAGCTCCCTGTCGCTGAGCCACATCGTGCGTGGGCGGATTCCCAGCTCAGCCTGGCGCTCTTTATAGGCTCGCTGCTTGGCGCTCCCTGAGAGCTTCTGAGGGCCTTTGGATGGGCGTCCCAGCTTTGGTTTGACAGTTTCAGGAAATTCGGTAGAGATTATGTCAAGGGTCAAGGTATCATGTGCGTCTTTCATTCCGTGGCCTCCAGGGCATTTTGATCATTTTGGTTTATGCTGACCAATCATGTCAATACTAGGCTTACGTCTATCACCTTATGCAAAACCCCAGTGTATCCAGCGGTTTCCGGCAATTCATTGAAATTGTTTTGGAAATCTGTTGCGTGTCTATCTGTATTATTGATAAATTGACACAGTGAGCGAGAGCTTGCCGGTGGATGCGTCGGTGGTAGGGTAAGTGACGACGGGGCGCATCAAACCGTGAATGGGGATACCGGGGAAGCAGACAAAAACTCCAAGATTGGGCCGTAATGAGTGGTCGGAAGGCAATGTACAGTGCAGTTATGTTGGGGAAACCCTCGACTGCGTGGGTGTCTTCTGGCGGCATGGAACGGCGTCTGGCGCTGCGGTGCGGCGTAATCCATGCAGTGGCGGGGGCACCTCCTGACGCCATCCGGGGAATCCCATCGACGGCTCGGGCCAGCGCATGAGATCACCGGTTACTCACTAAGAGCCAATAGACCGATTAGCTGGTGGTCTGGAGGTTCTTGGTGAGTAATGACCGAAGAAAACCCTCAACTCTCAAACCTGCGTAAGGGTTTTGACAGTAGCAGGCAAGCTTTTAAATGATTTGTTTCTGCACCAAAGCGCTTCCGAGCTGACAGACTCAGATGGTTAAAGCTTAAAGGCATCAAGCAAAATCAAAAACAGAAACATTAAACTGTCAAGTAAAATGTGTGATAGCGACAGCTCCCTGGTAAAATGATTTTAGGTGGCCAAGATAGGCCATACAAAATAATAAGGGGGCGGTATGAAAGATAGCGCAATGATGTCAGAGCTGCTAAGTGCTGCAGATGAAATGATCGCGCACTTCCGTAATCCAAGTTCAATTAACTCCCTGCCACCAGCAATCGCAAAACTTATGAGGTCTTCATTCGAGGAAAAGGCGAATAAAGTATCTTCGTCAAGAACTCTTGCTGAACACGCCATGCTTATCTATAAGAGTGCGAACTTGGTTCATGATGATGATGTTCATTATCATCGAGTTAGTGACTATATCTCCGGCGTGATAGTAAAACTTGAATGCGAGATGGTCGAGTCGAAGAATGGGTCGGCAAAGAAGAGGTTGATCAAGAGGATAACTTCAGTATCAGATCTGCTTGGCGGACTTAATGAGACATATGCGCTTTATATTGCTCATAAAACATACATTATCTGATTAATAAGTTGACAATCGTGAGTACCTGCGATGTAGAATCATCTTCATTGCAGGCATTTACTACTTCGCACATGGCTTCGCGCATTATGTTCGCGTAGTTCGCTCCAGTCCCCCGTGCAAACATCAACACCATCAATAGTTCGTCACTTCGGCGCAGCATGCGCCGGCTAATTAGTGATGATTCAGCAACAATCAAAACCCTCTCAAAACTCCATCAGCCCCGACCCATTGTGATCAAAACATCATGAAAAGATCTCATGGTATTAGGGCCTGGCAGGTGAGTGGTTCAGATCAAAACCCACCCAACTTCAGATATATCGTCAACAGGGTGGACTGCTGGCATTGAGGTGAATTTCGCAGTCAGTGTTTGTGATTTTCGCAATTACCTGATGTTGAAAATGACGTCAAAAATGGCACACATCGAGCCAGTAATGACTCAGGTAGGGACGGTACTGGCTCAGGTAGGGACTGTACTGGCTCTACGAATGACAGCTTTTTTCTAAACTCGCTTTTCCATGGCGAGTGGTATACAAAATGATGTGAGGGGCGGTAAATCCAGTGCTATACAAGAAACAAGTTATGTCAGTGGTATACACTGACCTTGTTCAATCTGGCGATATTCTGTTGCTCACCCCCTTGTGGGGGTTGCGCTATGTTTTGCTCCGCAGGCAATCTGTTTATATGCAGTGAGGACTGCTGGAAAACAAGACAGAGAAAAAGCCATGAACGACCAAGTGACCACCGAAGAAACCACCGAAGCAAAACCTAAGAAGAAGTCCAAGCGGGAAGACAAGAGCATCAACGTTCGCCTCGACGCCGCCGAGCGGGCCGCCATTGACGCCCTGGTCAAGTCCACAGGATACCCTTCTGCAGCCGCCCTGATCCGGGACGTGCTGTGCAAAAAGCAGTTCAAGACCAAGGTAATTCTTAACCCCGACATCAATGAAATCGGAACTTACCTGGCCCAGCTTTTTGATTTGATCCCAACTAGCAAAAACTTCGTGCCACTTCAGCAGAAGATAGTGGAGACGATCAAGTATATATATAAGGATCTGGATGATGTTAAGTTAGACGATAGCGAAGAAGGAGAAGGTTATGATTGGTAAAAAGCTGAAAGCATCTAAGGGATCTGCCAGGAACCGCCTTCGTTATATCTATGGCAGCAAGAAACATGATCACGACATTGTAAAGATCAGAACTGTTTACACTAACTGTGCAGGATTTAATCCAGAAGTTGGAATAAGTAATGGCAGTGAGGCCGATCTAGAGGCAATGATTAGGGATATGGATGTCCCAACTAAGCTGAAACTTGGCGCAGAAGGAAAAAGGAAAGGTGATTTGCGCCCAATTGCTCATTGGATTATCTCTCTAGCTGATGGTGAGAAACTTACAGATGAGCAATGGAACTTCGCTGTTAAGTTCTGGCTTAAAGAAATGGGATTCAAGCCAACTAATAAAGCAACAGCAGCAGTACATGAAGACACTGATAACGAACATGCTCACCTGGCCATCAACAGAATATGTAACGAGCCAGGGTTTGAAGTAATAAGTGACAAGGATGATTTCCAGAAAAACATGGAGGCCATCTGGAAGTTGGAAAAGCATTTTGGTCTCAAAATGGCTGCAAGGCCAGAAAATACATGGAACCCGACAGTTAATGCACGAACTGTTCTCGGCGCTCAAAATGCTGGAACAATGCCCTACGAGACTCGTTTGGCTGCAAAAATTGGTGGCTGCGTTAAGAATACGAAGAAAAGAGATGGTGACATGCTCATGTTTGTGCGATCTCTTCGCCGCCAAGGTGTTTATGTGCACCTGAGATACGAACTTAACGGCGCCCCGAAAGGCATTACTTATGAGTTCGAAGATCGTTTCATGTCTGGTAGCGAACTGAAGAAGGCCAGGTGCACATGGCAAAAACTGACAGGACAAGAAGGCATCCGTTATGACCAAAGCATGCTTCCACAGCTTAAAATTGAGCTTTCAAAACGAAATAGAAAGGGTGACGAGCAGCCTGTCTTCGGAAAAAACGGAGCAAGATACTACTCAAACCGGGGCTGGATCTACATGTACTTCGTCCCGGAAAACACCTCCAGAGCCCCCTTTATCAAACTCAAGGTAAAGAATACAGGCAAAAGCGGTGACCAAGTCAGGGCGGAGATTGCTTACCGTCAGGCCATGGAGTTAGTTGAGATGATCATGAAACTTCTGGAGTTGATCTTTGGTGGCGTTCGTTATACCGCTAAACCAGGCAACGCCAAAGGCGACGGGTACACCGAATGGAATCCAGGTGAAGACTTTCCTATTTTCCATCCTGACGAACCTCAGCGTCAAAAGGCCCTGGAACTGGCCTAAATCAACAGCAGAAACCCAGCCGGCGAAAGCCGGCTTTTTGCCGTCAAACGCCTTCCATTATCCTATGTCAATTATCTTCAAATAATTCAGCAGAGGTATTGCTTCAGGCATAACACGCAATGTATTATATATCTATCAGGTGAGGTCTATCCCTCACTCCAATGACCGGAGAGTCAACCATGGCCAGCACAACGATCAAGACTAGGGCTTTCGGCAATCTCACTTTCCACCTCAACGGTAGCTCTGGCTACGTTTACCTTGAGACCCATGAGGGCAAGGGCTGCCTGGGCCTTCAGATCTGCGAAGGTGGCAACATCAAGTATGGCAGCGCCGTCGAGGCTACCGAGGAGACCCTTGATGCCGTATGTCGCAAATGGCATGCGCAGCGCCTGAAGGTTATCAAATACCCAGAATCCGACTACGGCAACTAACAAACCAATCTTACCGAGGATAATGAAATGACGATTTACAGATCTGACGCTTTCCCCGACCTTTTCAGCATTATTGATTTCGCAGCCAGGAACCCTGGAGCCAAGTTCCTTAGCTTCAGCATCGAGCTTGGTGACTATGAATACGTGACTTATGATGTAAATCAGGAGAATAACTCCTTCACCTGGCGCAGGGTTGGCCTGCCGGATCACTACATTCCACCACCTAAAGACATTCATCTGTCCTGGTTTAAGCCTAGGTTCACCAAGCCGGTTAAGCCGGTTGACCCTGCCGTCAAGGCTATCCTGAAGCGCAGGAAGGCTAAGAAGCTGCAGAGAAAGCAAAAGCGCTAACACACACTGCGTACTAAAATGCCTGGATTTCCAGGCCCAAGCCCGGCCAAGTGCCGGGTTTTTGCAACCAAACACAAAGGAAACGATCATGGGTACTTGCATTGGTGGCGTAAAGCTTTCACGAATCGCCTACTTCGAGGGGGCTGTGCTCTCCTTGGCTGACAAGGGGCACCTTATCTTCACGGGTGATACCACGAGGCCAAAGGCTCTGAGCAAGGAGTGGTATGCCGAGATGTCGAGGCTGGCGGCGCACTGCAAGGAGGTCACTAAGATCCTGGATGTCAGTGATCCGATTGAGTGCCTCCACTGGCACGCCATCAATGGTAAGTCCATGCCGGCAGGTCGATGTGCAGACGTAGCTGATGCACTTGATGCGCTGCGTGACGGAATCAAGCGCCTGGACGATCAGGAGCTGGCAATGTGGCATATCGAGCGACCTGAGTGCATGACCCTCGAGTACCACCTTGACGCCTATGTCAAAGAGCTGCGTGGATGCCATGAATCAAAGAGGTCTTTCAGGTACTCCGTGTAATAAGTCAATTCATGATCATTAATTTGTTGACAATTTATTAAAAATAATTTGAGAGAGGTATTGCATCAGATTAACACGCAATGTATTATGTAACTATGAAGTGAGGGGAAGGCCTCAATAATAAGAGAGAAAAGACCATGATTAATATCAAAACCCTGACCGCATATCAGAAGTCCGAGCTTGTTAAACTAATCGTCTCCGACGCTGTTAACAAAGGCATGACTGTTGGCCACTTCTGCCAGCACCTCAATCATCTCTGCGGTAGCGGCTCGACGATTAGCGTCTACGAGGCCTGCGCTACCAGCCTGGCCTACACCGACAAGATCACTGCGATCTACGCGCTTTTCAGCTCCATGGATGCAAGCGTCCCGGTTGCAGATCACGTAACAGAGCCTTTCGCAACAGCCAAGATTTGGCACGAGGGTAAGGTCTACTACAGATTTTCTGAGGATCCTGATTTTGGCGTTACCTGCAGTTTTGGTAGCCTGTTCGGGGATCTTGAGTGGTTCAAGCATGAATGCGTGTTGGCTGAAAACAAAGATGGGGTGTTCGAGCCGGTTAAAAGACCGAGGCTGAAGCTAGTAATACAACACGATGGCCACACTCATTCCATTTGACCCAGAATCCACTAAGCTCCACCCAAAACATAAACCAAGAGAGAAAATGACCATGATCGACGTAAACTCTGCTCGCTTCACCGCCACTACCTACGCCATCCAGTCTCAGGCTGATGCCGGCAAGACGCTCAATGAGGCGCTGCCAATCCTGGCCGCACTCGTCGGCACTGACGGTGGCCGCTCAATCCTCCGAGGCACCGCTGGCGACCTGAACCACGTTAATGCCCTGGAAGATGTTAGTTTTGAACTGTACTGGTCTCTGACCAAGATCGCTGAAGACCGTGGCGCCGAGCTGCTCTCAGAGCTGATTGATGAGCAAAACCTGCTGAGCGTCACGGTATTGCACGACGATCAAGGAGCTCCATATTTCGACATGCTCAGCGACGGCCTGCACTGCTCGATCCGCGATGTCTTCACCGTCGAACTTTGGATTGAGAACGCCCAGGCGGCGTAACCAGCAAAGGTCAGATAGCCCAGCCAAGCGCTGGGCTTTTTGTTGTCAAATCCATCACGCCTGTTGCCGCCACGGTGGCCCGATCTCGCAGCACTTCAGCGCCTCCTCCAGAGTCCCAAAGACGCCCCAGACCGATGGCCTGTCCCATGCCCCACCGTCAAGGCAATCAACGGTGTGGCTGGTGCCTGATGGCCATGCAGCAAGCCAGTCCGCCCTGTGCTTGGCGACCAGGGCCTCGACATTCGGGTCTGCCAGGTCTGGGAACTCAGCCCTGAGCCTGGCCTGGTGCTGGCGTGTGAACGCCTCTTCGTCGTCGGCATCGAGCGTCACGATGTACGGCTTGTTCCACCACTCCAGGATCTCAGCCTGGCTGCGCTCATCGTTGGGCGTGATGTAAAAACGTGGCGGAAGTTTCGGGTTGATCGGGTACTTGCTCATTCATGCTCTCCGCTGGTCGATGATCTCATTTCCTGTCCGACCTCTAAGCGTAGCTCGTTGTCGGAAAGTTTGTGGCCAAACAAAAGGCCTTTGCTTACAGGCTTTCTTGGCTAGTTGCAAAAATATTTACATTTATTTGAAGAAAGTGTTTGCAACGCAATAACACGCTATGTAATATTACATATAGAGGCTGCACACCTCGACCACAACAATAAAAAGGTACTCGACCATGAACTACGCAATCACCAACTACAGCAACAGCGCCCCTGTTTCCTACACCGTCCCAGCCGTCATCAAGGCCACCTGGGGCGAAGTCATCATCGGCGGCGAATACGAGCTCGGCGTAAGCGCCCAGGCGGCTCGCAAGGCTTTCGACGCTGCCGTGGTAGCCCTGGACATTGATGCCGGCGCCAAGGCCATGCTCGACTGCGCTGCAATCCTTAAGCGCTCCGACAGCGCTCGAGCCAAGCACAACGTCGACGAGATGGCCGCCGCAGCTGACAAGAACGTCGCGATGATGGTTATCTTTGCCAAGGCTCAGCTCAGCGTCATTGGCATGAATGCTGATAAATCGCGCAAGGTGAAGGTCGATCTGCTCACCACTTTAGATCGTTATCTTTCTTCTCTTGAAGACCTGTTCTAATCCTCCTTCTATATAGGTATTCAAGAATGTCAGCCCTCAAAAACGTAATTCAAATGATGAGACCGCTTATCGCGGAAGATAACGACTTCATCGATCCCATGTACATCAACCGGCAGTTCTCTGCACGCTACGGCGGCAAGGCCCTTACCGGAAGCTCATTCGAGCGCAGCAGGCAAGCCGAGCAGATCCGCCGTGACTTCCTGGAAGGTTGCTCAGACCAGGAGCTAGCCAGGCAACTGGCGGTTTTACTGGCCAAGACGCACATCTGGATCAAAGTCGGGCGCATGGGAAACGCCAGGTTTGAAGCCAAAGCTGCTGCCGTGCTGGCCGAGTCGGACAGGCTGGATGAGCTTCTTGCGCTGGTAAAGGCGACTCCACGAACGCGTCCTGACGATGAGATCGAGTCGATATCAAAGGAAGCGACAGTAATGCTGAATCGTCGAATTGATCTCATCTCTGGAGTCTTCTGATTTAATTGTTCAATCAATTCCCTGTATTTATTGAGCCTCGGTGAATCCGGGGCTTTTTTATGTAAATTGTTGTTGGCTTTTTGGCGAACCACTGATCTACATTTCTTGTATGGCAATTGATGGTGATTGTTGCAAGAGCTGCCTCGTCTCTCGGCTCCATGAGTCGAACAGGCGTGGCAAGCGTGCAGCGAGAGTCAGCAAGGAAGGTGATTGCATACACCCGGCACGCGCAGCGTTGAATCCGGTACTTGATGTGACATCTTCCATGCCTTAGACGCAAGCCATGGCTCTGCGCACTTAACGTCGCGACGACGTCAACCCCCGCCAGGGCCTACGGGCCCCGGCACCTATTCCAAGGTGTGTGCTGCATGTCGATTTCAAACGAACTCTCAAAGTCGGCACCACCTGTAGCTATAACTGCTGGCACTTACATCCCAGGCCTCTCCATCAATGAGTGGGCCTCCCTGACTGCCTCAGTGCTGACGGCGATCTACGTTCTGTATCAGATGTACGTCCTCTACACCAAGCAAAGGCGTGAACGTCAAAATGAAAGGGCCCTGGCTGAGAAGATCGCCAGAGCGGAGGGTGACGAAGATGTCAGTTCTTCATAGTCGCCTAATCCAAGCCGGCTTTGCCGTCTCACTCGGCCTCTCATTTGCGATAGTCGGCCATTTCGAAGGTCGCAAGAATACCACCTACACCGACATTGCAGGCACCCCAACTATTTGTGACGGTCACACCGGCGCCGACGTAAAGCTTGGTCAAGTCCTGACTGATGCTCAGTGCGACGAGTTGCGTGAAGAAGACGTGGCCATCGCTATGACCGCCGTGAACAGGTTGGTCAAGGTGCCAATGACCGATGAGCGCCGGGCTGCCCTCACGTCTTTTACCCTCAATCTTGGCCAAGGCACCCTGGCTAGATCAGATCTGCTCAAAAAGCTGAATGCCGGTGACACCTGGGGCGCCTGTACGGCCATGGCCGACTTCGACAAGGCAACCGTAACGGTCAAGGGCAAGCGGGTCAAAAAGGCTGTGAAGGGCCTGACTATCCGTCGTGCCAAGGAGCGTGAGCTCTGCGAGATCGGCCTTGAGAAGCCTTGGAAGAACGAGGGCTGGGACAATGGCCTTTAAATCCGAACTGCGAAATCCTCTATCCGGAATCGGATATCCGCACTCAAAGTGGTACGTAACACGTAGTACGTACCACAGTACGAAATGCTCGGAGGTCGGCCAGTGAAGGTCAGAATCATCGCTGGGATCGCCCTTGCCATTGCTCTGCTGTCAGGACTCCTTTTCCTGTCCAACCTTCGCTCTGAGCTTGTTGGTTTGAGAGCAAACCTTGCTGTTGCAAACCAGACGATTGCCGATCTCCAAGCGGCAGGGGAGAGGTACGAGCAGGCCAACAAGGCCCGTGATGCCGTGGACGCCAAGTACACCAAGGAGTTAACCAATGCGCTTGCTGAAAACGACAACCTTCGCACTGCTGTCTCTGATGGCCGTAAGCGGCTGCTCGTCAAAGCAACCTGCCCGTCAGTGCGAGCCGGAGCCGATGCCGGCCCCGCCGTCGTGGTTGATGGAGCCACAGCCGAGCTCTCTGCCGACGCTCGACAGGATTATCACCGTCTCCGAGACGACCTAATCACATCCGAAAAGAAACTCGCAGGCCTCCAGGCGTATGTCGCCACGGTCTGTCTTAACCGCTAACCCCAGGAGGGTTTTTGATGGCAAATGAAAAAGTCGACTGGGAAGAAATCGCAGCAGCATATCGCGCTGGATCTCTTTCGATTCGGGCAATTGCTGAAAAGCACGGGATAAGCGACACCGCTATCCGGCTACACGCCAAGAAACACGGGCTGACTCGCGACCTGAGCTCCAGTGTGCGCCAGGCCACTCGAAGCAAGCTTGCCCTGGCAACGGTGAAGGACGCTGAAGGCAAGACCGACGACGAGATCGTCTCGGATGCCGCTGACGAGAACGCCCTGATCGTCCTTGACCATCGGGTCGGCCTGTCTAAGTGGCGGAAGATCGTCAACAAGTACAGCGACTCGCTGGAAAAGATGAAGATCACCGAGGAAAACTACGAGAAATTCGCAAGGTCGATGAACACCGGTCTCGATGCTCAGCTCAAGGTCATCAAAGGCGAGCGCCAGGCGTACTCAATGGATGAAGAATCCGCTGTTAAAGATGGCCGCTCCCTGGCCGAGTTGATGGCCGAAGTGGCGGACGAATGATGAACGAGATAAAGGATTTCACCGAGGTCGTTGTTGAGGGGGATAACTTCCTCAAGCTTCACCGCGCAGGCAAATTGACCGATAAGAAGTCCTTGATCAAGGCGCTTTCGAATAAGTGGTATCGTCTCAACAGCCTGTACAAAATCAAGGATAAATCAGGCAAAGTCCGTACGTTTAAGCCTAACAAGCAGCAGCGTCAGCGTTTGTCAGAGCGCCATTGTAGGGATATAATCCTTAAAGCGAGACAACTCGGCTTCACGACCTTTGAGATGATCGACTCGCTCGACGATTGCCTGTGGACAGAGAACTTTTCGGTCGGTTGCATCGCTCACAGCCTTGTTGACGCCCAGGACATTTTCCGCAATAAAATCAAATTCGCTTACGATCAGATCTCCCAGTCACCAGACTGGCGTAGCATCTTTAAGCTTATTGGCCTCAAATTGACAGGCACCAAGTCCGACAAGGGCGACAGCTACGTCTTCGATAACGGCTCGTCCATCCGTGTGGCCACCAGCTACCGGGGCGGCACCTTGCAGCGCCTCCACGTATCCGAGTTCGGCAAGATCTGCCGGAAGTACCCAGACAAGGCGCAGGAGATTGTTACAGGTGCTTTTGAAGCCGTTGGCATGGGTGGCCAGGTAACACTGGAGTCAACCGCCGAAGGCCGTGAGGGCTATTTCTTCGACTTCTGCACCATTGCCCAACGCCTCCGTGATGCCGGGAAGATCCCGTCTGAGATGGATTGGAAGTTCCACTTTTTTCCTTGGTGGGACGAGCCGGCCTACACCCTGGATGCAACTGGCGTCATAGTCCCAAGCTGGCTGCTTGAATACTTTGAAGGTTTGTCCGCAAAAGGCGTCAAGACCACAAAAGAGCAGCAGGCTTGGTACACCAAAAAGGCCGAAACTCTCAAAGACGACATGCAGCGTGAGTATCCATCGACGCCTGAAGAAGCCTTTGCCCAGAACATTGACGGTGCCTACTTCGCTAAGCAAATGGCGAACATTCGCAGCAAGGGCATGATCACGACGCGTGTCAAATACAACAACGAGCTCCCTGTGATTACCGCATGGGATCTCGGGATGAGCGATGCCATGTCCATCGTTTTTGCCCAAGTTGTTGGCCGAGAAGTCCACATTATCGATTATCTCGAGCACAGCGGAGAGGGCCTGGCTTACTACGCCGCCGAGCTCAAAAAGAAGGGCTACATATACGGCGCTCATTACGGCCCACATGACCTTGCGGTTCGGGAACTTGGCAGTGGTAAATCACGCCGTGAAACTGCTGCCGGCTTTGGTATCAACTTCGAAGTCGTCAAGCGCATTGAAAACCACGCCGAGGGTATTGAAGCCTGCCGTCAATTCTTGCCAATTTGTTGGTTCGCGGAGTGTGCAAGCGAAGGTAACGGTGATGCTACAGTTGACGCTGAAGGAAAAGCCAAGAAGATCGTTGGCGTAGACCGCCTGATCGACTGTCTTGACTCATACCGCAAAGACTGGGATGACAAGCTTGGCGTATATAAAACTACCCCTCGCCACGATTGGGCGTCTCACGGAGCCAAGGCTTTTGAGACCCTAGCACGAGCAGGCGTATTCCAAATTCATACCGGCGCCGTTCAGCATCAGCCTGCAGCAAACACTGATCGCGGACGCCGCAACTGGGGCGCACACACTTGATTCAGAAGCCTAACTTTACCGAAGTTGACGTCACTCAGATCTCGGCCTTCATTGCCGACAAGATCAGCCCGCTGGTTGTTCCGGACATGAAAATCCGCAACGACCGCAATGGCATCCAGATCGACATGGTGATTCTCACTGAGAATTACGAGAAGCACATGTGCCTGCGCTTTGAGTTCATGCTCCAGGGTAACTTCGGCATGGACGTCATCGTTCGCCTCGACGACTTCAAAATGAACCCCACGACTTACATGCGTGATCTCCTGCAGAACATCAATGGCATCAGGTTTGCCGGGATGCAACGCCGGAATGGCAAAGAGCGCGAGATCGCCAGCGTGATGAAGGTCATGAAAGGGCCTCAGCGTTGAGCGAAGCCGAAGGTTTGACCCCAAAAGACCTTCCGGCCCCAGCGCCTGTGGAGTCCCAAGGTTTCGATGGCAAGCCGAAGCGTTACCGCTCGCCATTCAATTTCAAGCGTAAGCGCAGATAATAGAGGTTAATTGACATGTCGACCGGTTTGCTGATGGTCAAGTCTGCTGCAACGATGCATGCGGAAGGTCTTGCTGAGGAACAGCGGGTTGCCCAGGCACGCCGTGACAACGCAATCATGAGTCCACTGGCCGGGCACATCAAGCGTGGTTTCGAGGACGCCAAGACTGCCAAGCGTCCCATCGAGGAGCGCCTGTTGGACTGCGCACGCCGCCAGAAGGGCAAGTATTCGCCTGAAAAGCAGCGTGCAATCCAGGAGCAGGGCGGGTCGATGTTTTACCCGATGGTCACCGCGACCAAATGCCGGGCCGCATCGTCATGGCTTCGTGACATCTTGATGCCAACGAATGGCCGTGCATGGGGCCTGCAGCCAACGCCGCTGTCTGATATCCCAAGGCCATTCCTGCTCAACTACGCCCAGCGTATGGCGCAGGAACAAATGGCCAAACGTGCCCAGATCCAGCCTTCGCCAGACGACATCCAGGGTGAGCTCGGTGATCCCCAACTTCCTTCACCTGACCAACCTCAAGGCCCGCAGGGTCAAGCTCCTCAGTCTGGTCAACCTGGTCAGGCTCCACGTCAGAACGGCTTGGCTTTGGGTGCAAACGCTCCACAGGAACCTACCCTTGAAGAGCTAGAAGCGGCCCGAAAAGAGATCCAGCAAAAGGTGCAGGAGAAGGCTGCCGAGGCGGCAAAACGCCATGAAGAGGTCATCGCCGACCAACTCACCGAGGGCGGTTATGATGAGGCCAGGCACGCCTGCTTGACCGACTTCACCATCTTCCCGAACGCCTTTATGAAGGGGCCGTTCTTCCAAAAGGTGCGTGATTTCGGCTACGGCGAAGGCTTTGAGATTGTCGAAAAGGACACGATCAAACCAATGTTCGCTCGGGTGTCGCCATACGATATCTACCCGTCCCCGGACTCCACGAACATCAACGATGGTGCGTTCATCATCGTCCGTGAGAACTACACCCGCGCCGGCCTGAACAAGCTGAGGGGCGTGCCTGGCTACAAGACCGAAGAGATCGAGGCCGTCCTGCTGGACTATGGCCGTGGTGGCCTGCGCTCGTGGCTTGCTACTGACTCGGAGCGTGCGCGCCTTGAGGATCGCCAGAACGACTGGATGTCCAACAGCGCCGGCACTATCGAGGGTCTGCACTACTGGGGCTCGGCTCAGGGCCTCATGCTGCTTCAATGGGGCATGACACCAGAGCAGATTCCTGATGCACTGGAAGAGTACGAAATCGATGCGATCCTGATTGGCGATCATGTAATCCGCTGTGTGATCAACCGAAATCCGATGGGCACCAGGCCGTATCACACCGCCTCGTTCCAGCAGGTTCCAGGCTCGTTCTGGGGTATCGGCATCCCTGAGTTGATGTCAGACATCCAGGACATGTGCTGCGCTGCCAGCCGCGCCCAGGCTAACAACTTCGCCTTCTCGTCGATGCCTCAAGTAGAGATCGCCACGGATCGTCTTGATCCGAGTGAAAACCCGAACGAAATGTATCCTGGGAAGAGGTGGCTAACCCGCTCTGATCGCAACGCCACGACTGCCCAGCGCCCGGCCATCACGTTCTACCAGGCCCCAAGTATGGCCAACGAACTGATGCAGGTGTACCAGGCATGGGAGGCTCGGGCTGATGACGCGACTAACATTCCGCGTTACACGTACGGTGGCGCATCTGCTGGCGGCGCCGGCAACACGGCTTCCGGGCTGTCGATGCTTCTGGAGTCTGCCAACAAGGGCATCAAGGACGCCGTTCGCTCCTGGGACAACGGCATCACTCGTCCCCTGATCGAGTCGCTGTGGATTCACAACATGCGCTACTCCGACGACAACTCCATCAAAGGTGACTGCCGCATCGTACCTCTTGGCGCCACCGCTCAGTTGCTGCGTGACCAGACCCAAAACGCCAGGCAGCAATTCCTGCAAGCGACTGCAAATCCAATGGACATGCAGATCCTGGGCCTTGAGGGCCGTGCTCGCCTGCTTCGCTCTGTTGGTGAAAGCATCGACATGCCTGATTTGATCCCAAAT